ATGTGGGGGTTCCCCGAGATGTAGGCATCCTGAGCACCGTAGGCGACGAGTTGAAGCAGACCGCCACCCATTTGTCTTTATAATTGAGGAGGATATATTTGTTTGTAAATGAACAATGACCCAAGCCAAAAAGTTCTGCCGCTGCATCAAGTCGGTACGCAAGACATTGAAAAATCGTGTGGGGTCCACGAAGGAACAGGGGGCGATTGCCGTGTGCGTCAAGTCTGTCCTGCAGACTCGCGGGCGGACGATCAAGAAATTCAAGTGTGGTCGGAAACCTCGGCTGACAACCCAGAAACGGCTGTAAGCGCCTCCTTGGCTGCCATTTGCTCGGCCTTCTTGCGTGTCGTTCCCGATCCGAACCCTAGATGCTTGCCTGCCTCATCGCAGACAGCGACCCGAATCTCATTCTTTTTCGGGTCATTGAGAAGCATCGTATAGACTGGCGTGTACTTGAACTCCTTCTGACAGTACTTCTGGAACATATCCTTGTAATTCGTCACCGAGGTCACGACGTCCTCGATGTCGAGGTACCCCTCCATCACAGCAACCACAAAGTCAAAGACAACCTGGAAGCGATTCCCACAATCCGCCCACAGTGCCCCGATGAAGGCCTCAAAGATATCACCCAACTTCTTCAGGTTGTTGCGACCAGCGATGGCCGCTGACTCCTCGTTGTGGCGGCTGATGACATAGAACTTGTCGAGTCCAATTTTCTTCGAGAGATAACCGATGCGCTCGTTGTTGACCAGCTCCTTGCGGGCATCGGTGAGGAACCCCTGCTTCTTCTCGGGGTACTTGTGTCGGAGGTAGGTCGCAACACAGACGCCCAACACCGAATCACCCTCAAACTCCAGACACTCGTACGACTCGTCGTGGAGCGGCATCACCCCTGAAGGACAGGGCGCCAGACTGGCTGGGTGTCCGTCGGGTGTCGTGTACTCACTGCGGCGCACATAGGTGGTATGCACCATGGCCGTCTGGAAGATCTTCCGATTCGTGACATGATAATGCGGCAGTCCGTGTTTGCGGAGTATCGCATGAATGTCCTTCTCGGTGAAATACCGGTTGTGTGAGTTGTAGGGTGAGTAGGTGTCCATGCCTAGGTTGTGTTATATATGGTGCTGTTCGTTTTAATAGTACTGGGGGAACACGGAGCGCAGGACAGTGTACACGATGCCGAACACCACCGCGTGCGTCAGCGTCTTCACCAGGAGAGACGCGCCCGAGGGGAGCGACAGCAGCAGTCCCGGGGTGAGGAGGATGAAGAGAAGGACGGGAACAATCACGTTGAGGTCCATGCTTGTTTGTCTTGGGATTCAGAAAATTCTCAAAACGAATGTCAGGAGTTGTCTGACGTATGTATCAAACCTCCACAGACAGAAATGACTATCGACGAGACTTTCGACGTTGAGAGCCCGATGCGCCGCAAGGACGGACAGACGCGTACGGCAAACCTATCCAATCAACCCAGCGTCCAGACGTTCACTCCTCCAGCCGGAGCCGGTTCGTCTCCCATTGTCAAGATTGCTATTGCCATTCTCACGGCCGGCGCCATTGGTGGCGGTGTTGCCGGCGGCATCCTGGGTACTCGTTCGAATACCGTTGCGGCTCCTACGGTTATCTACAATCAGACGCTCAACAACACGTACTATCCACCGGTTCTCACGCTCACGGCGACAGGTTCTCGGTCGCCGTCGCCCACGGTCACGGGCACGCCTCGGTCCACGATCACACCCACGGCGTCGCTCACGGGAACGTCGACGGGAACTCGCACACCCACGAGCTCTGTGAGCGCGAGCCCGACAGTTTCTGCGTGGATCACGCAGTCGTCCTCCGTATCGCCTCTTCCAACGTCGTCTGTGACGTCATCGGGGACTCCTACGGCAGCTTCTACCGCCTCGCCTAGTTCGTCGTCAGTTGCCACGGCAGTTCCCACGGTATCTCCCAGCTCGTCATCGGTTGCCACGGCGGCTGCTACGGTCTCTCCTAGTTCGTCATCGGTTGCCACGGCGACTGCTACGGTCTCTCCTAGCTCGTCGTCGGTTGCTACGGCGGTTTCTACGGTGTCTCCCAGCTCGTCGTCGGTTGCCACGGCAGTTGCGACGGTCTCTCCTAGTTCGTCATCGGCTGCTACGGCACTTGCTACAGTGTCTCCTAGTTCGTCGTCGGTTGCTACAGCACTTGCGACGGTCTCTCCTAGTTCGTCATCGGCTGCTACGGCAGTTGCTACGGTCTCTTCGAGTGCGAGTGCGAGTGCAAGTACGTCCCCGTCTCCCACGCGTACGCCTCTGTCATCGGCGACGGCGTCGTCTCGTCCTTCCGCGTCTGCAAGTTCTACGGTGAGTGCCACGGTGAGTGCCACTGTGAGTGCCACCGTGAGTGCCTCCTCACTTGCCACAGTCTCGGTGGTGCCGTCTGGTTCTGCCTCGGGGTCGGCGTCGGCATCTCCCTCGGGGTCTCCTTCGGCATCGGCGTCCGCATCGGCGTCGGCCTCCCCATCCGCGACGTCGCCGTGAGTAAAAAATTGAATTAGATTGAATTTGAAACCACAAACAACTTTTTACGTCTTACTCCTTCATCGCCTTGAGGTCGAACTGGAAGTCATCCCCGCGCAACTTGGGCTCGTGACGACGGACAATCTCACGGATCAGGTCAGGTCCGTGCTCGGGCAGAATATCCATCAGGTACTCCTCCAGTTGCTTCTTGGAGAGCGTCCACCCCTTCTTCCACTCTCCGGGCTTCTTCACCGCAAACACCATCTTGGACTTCTCCAGTCGAATCTCCGCTGGCAGAGGCTCGCGGGGGTGAGCGTACTCTGCTGCCAGATCGAGCTCCACGAGTCGGCGCTCATCGCGAAGACGGCTCGCCGAGGCATTGATCTCATTGAGGCGCTTGCTAATCTCCACATAGCGAGAGACGTTGTTGCGAAGAGAGTCCATTGTATCGATTGTATCCTGTGCTTGTCGTGTCTCCAGTAGAAAAGTGTTCGTTTTGAACAAGGGACGGATGTCATGGCTCGACGCCGATGAGGTTGAGCGCTTGCGCACCGTGTACAACAAAGAACATAGCAAAGAGACGCCCATTGGGAAGGGAGACACAGAGACCGTCTGGGGCGCTCTCCGGGAACGTCTGGCGGCGAAATGCAAGACCGGTCGCGCCGAGTGTATCGTGTCCTCCATGTTGCGCCGTCCTGCCGCACCCAAGGAATGGACTCTGAATCGGTACGAGTGGCTCTCCAGCGATGATATTGATGCGATTGAGAAGAACTACACCGAACTCTTCTCGGACTATTTTTACGTGGGATCGGTCCCCATCGATTTTGACTTGAAGAACGAGACACGTCAATGTGTCGTCAGTGCCCTCTGCGCCATGAAGTTGGATGAGTTGTATAAACAGGGCAAGCACAAAATTGGAATCGTGGTCAACACCGATCCCCACGACGGGCCGGGCCAGCACTGGGTTGCTGTGTTTGCTGATATTCGTCCTGAGTTGGAGTATCCCCGTGTCACGTACTTTGATTCGTATGCAATGACGCCGGAACCGCAAATCAAGACTCTCATGAAGCGGTGGAAGTCTCAGTGGGATGCGACGGGCATTCACAAGAAGGGAATGAGACTCACCTACAACAAGACACGGCACCAGTACAAGGATTCCGAGTGTGGAATGTATTGCGTGTACTTCCACTACGCGTGCCTCCTCGAGTTGCCGATGGAGACGAAGATTCCGGATGATGTCATCAACGGATTCCGCAATCTGTTGTTTCGGATGCCGAAATAATCGATGGCAATATCAATGGCAGCGATGGTCGCAACAGAGTGGGTTCTGGGTGTTTCTCTCGTTGCTCTCCTAGGATATCTCGTGTATGAGGAGGTGGATCTGCCTGTTACAGCGGGAGGTGCTATCGCTCGCGGTCGCCTTTGCGACTACTACGCTGCAGGGTCGGTGTTTGAACCCGTGTCCGAAGCACTGGCGCGCGGCATCCGCCTCCTGGAAGTCCACGTGTACTCGGACGAGGACGATCAACCGATGGTGGCAACCAAACCTGTGTCGGAGGGATACGATATTGCATATGACAATGTGTCCTTCGAGTCGGTCTGTATCGATATCGTCAACGACGCCTTCCCGTCTCGTGACCCCTGTGTCCTCTCGATTGTTCTCCACACGGACAAGACCACGGCAATCGACCGGGTCGCGAATCACCTGACGAGTATTGCGCGGCGGCACCTGGTGTCGGGTACGGACCTCGTCGACTACCCCATCGATGAACTTGCCGACAAGCTCGTCATTGTCTCGGGTGGACCCATCAACGGAACAAAACTGGAATCATTGACGAACATATCGTGGTCTGGGTCGTATGCCCGCCGCCTCACGTACCAGCAGGCCCTGTATCCTCGCGATCCCGCCGAGTTGTCTGCCTTCAACAAAAATGGAATCTCGATTGTTGCGAGCGACAATGGGTTCTCCCCCTCGACCGTTCACCCCCACACGCCTGTCGCCTATGGATGCCAGTGGAACTTCTTCGTCAAGGGTCCTGGGGGGTTTCTCCCGAAAGCCGCAACGCGGAAATAACTTCCGTGCGTTAAAACAAAATGGCAAACAAGTGGCTCACGCAGGTTAAGAAGACGATGAAGGCGCACAAGGGCAAGTCGTTCAAGCAGATCCTGAAGATCGCGAAGAAGACGTACAAGGGCGGCGCGGATGTGACCCCGTACGCGGACTCGGGCAACGGCGCGGACCTCTACAACGGCCGTGCGACCCTCGCGTCGTCGTCCCAGGATGCCTCGCCCGTGGGCGGTCGTCGTCGTCGCACCCGGCGTGGGGGTGGTGCGATCCCCGGCAAGGCGGTCGGTGGTCGCCGCCGCTCTCGCAAGCACTAAAAACGAATTGATCTCATTCAAGGGATACGGAGTTACCCCCAAAATGGACAGAGATACACCAAAGACACGTAAGGAAACAAAGAAGTCAGCGAAGGACAAGGCAAGTGGAAAGGACACCTGTTACTCATCCAAGCATGTGAGGCAGATGGAGGCAATGGCAGAGAAGAACAACAAGAAGTAATTAGAGTAACGACCGATGCGACACACGATATGTCTTCCGATGGTCACGGGACTTGGTGTATCCACCACCCATGACTTTCCGACACGTTTTTCCATGATAGGTCTTCTTACTGCATCCACTCTTGTAGTACGCCACCCGATGAGCGTATCCCCGAAAGGTCGGGATATCGGACTTTGTGAAATCAGCAAGCTGCTTGAGGAGTCCGTACATCCAGTGCATATACGCCCGACGAGACCCAAGGGTCGGTTCGTACTTGTTGAGGTAGGTTTGGAAGATCTTGGCTAACTTGAGGAAGGGGTAGGCCTTTGCCAGATGATGGATGAAGGTGCGCTGTGTTGCCATATCGGCCTCCTCGGGCTTGTCGGGGTAGTTATAGGCAAGTGCAAAGAGGAAGTCCCGACCCGGGACCGAGGTCGGCTTCATCTCTTCGTATTTTTGCTTGACCTCCGCAAAGGACGGGTCGGGTCCAGGATCACGGACCTTCGGGTCTTCCTTGGACTGTGTACGGAGTTTGTCGTTCACCATGTTGTGGATGTCGTAGAGCCACTTGCCGGGATCTCCGCGGAGAGGGTGTTTGTGAACGAACTCTGTCGTTGAGGCACGGCAGTACTTGCAGGGAAGAACGTCCTTCATATCGTTCAGCACGTCATCGGGATGTGGCGTACGAAAGGCAACGAGATGAAAGAGTTGCCACGCACTCGGTCCCCAGTACCGAGTATCCATTGTTACAACCGGTTAAAAATAAAGTGTGTCGAATCAAGTAAAATGCTGGACACCAAGGACATTATCATCCTCACGGCGTCGTTTTACCTCGCGACGGTGGTCGCCAAGTTCTTCACGGCGCTGTCGGATGACATCATCACGCCCATCCTGTCCCCTGCGGCTGCGGCGGGCAAGGGTGTCTCCGAGTTCGCGATCAACGTCGGCGGCATCAACCTGAAGGTGGGTGACTTCATGGCGGCGACGGTGAACCTCATCATCTCGTTCGTCCTGGTTGTCTTCACGATTGGCATCCTGCGCACGTACTTCCTGTCGAAGATCGGTGCGTCTCGCATGGCGTAAGCGGCGTAAGGCGGAGGACTCTAACAAAAAAATAATGAATTAAAGCAAATGGTCTGGTACAACCCCACAACATGGTTTTCGTCAACTCCGGCTGCCCTGGAGGAGCCGAAGGACACTGCCGCTGAGGCGCCCGTGGGTGGACCCTATGGTGGTCGTAAGCGCGCGGCGCGCAAGGGTGGGCGCAAGACCCGCAAGTCGAAGAAGCACTCTACTCGGCGCCGAATCTGAAGCGATTGTAACCCACGTTCTTGATCGACTGGTATGAGGCATCGATACGCTTCTTGAGATCTGTGCCACTGCCGCGGAAGAACTGGTTCTGACGCTTCCAGTCGTTGAACGTCGCCAGGATCGCATTCCAGAGCGTCCCCTCTGGCAGAGGCTCCTCCACTGGGTGAATGTAATCCCTCATGAACTGTGCAATCACATCCGAATCCTCCTGGTACTCCGAGGTGTACGCATCCACCTCCTTCGGGACAACCAGATTCCGCAGTCCCTTGCCCTCCGTATACAGGTGGACAAGGTACGCAATGAAGCACGTCGCCCACTCCTCCGAGATCACCTTCTGCTGAATCGACTCGTCCACCAGATACTCGTTCGTCTTCTTCGGATCCGGCGTCTGCGTGAACTTGGAGGGGAAGTGAATCACCTTGAGACGACGCCACGTGCCGCCGTCGTTCGAGTTCACCGTGGGCTTGTCATTACACGCCAGATGGAACTTGCCCTGAACGTCAAACTCCACCATGTGCTTGGACCCCGCAAACAGGTCGCGGCAAGTGATCTTCTCCGCCGAGGTCAACTCCTTGAGAACACCCGTCGACAGAGGCTCGCCCTCGTCGGGCTCCGACATCATCACGAACCGACGACCCCGCATACGCATCAACTCGGGTTGAGCGGCACCGACCTTACCACGCTTCTGCGTGAAGAGCGCCACGTTCACCTTGTAGCAGTAGTCGCCCATCGCCGTCGCCATCAGGTTCATCACCATCGACTTGCCGTTCGAACCCGTGCCAGTCATGATGTGGAAGCGAGGCTGGAACTCACCCGACAGACAGGTCGCCAGGTGTCGAACAAAGTACTCGCGAACACTCGAGTTCGGAAGGATGCGGCGGAGGAAGAGGTCAATCTCCGGCCAGCATGCGTAGGTGTTGTACGGCTTGTCTGGGTTGTAGTCCACCTTGGTGCAGAAGCTCAGATAGTCATCTGGACGACCATCACGGAAGGTCTGCGTGAGCGTATCGTAGACCCCGTTGTTGAACGCCAGCAGATGCTTGTTCTCGTCGATCTTCTTGGCAAACTCGGGGTCCCACATCAGCACCTGACACTCCTTCATCACGTTCGACTTGAAGGCCGTCGTCTTGAGCTTCATACGGAGGGTCGAGAACTGCTTCTTCCTCTTCTCCGCCTGACACGTCGGGCAATCAGGAGGCGTAGAATCCTTGGAGTGCTTGCAATCATCGAGCATCGCCAGCACGTTGATCTCATTCTGCTCCTTCATGAGGTACAGAGTGGCAATGTCGCGAGACAGGCGGCGCAAGAGCTCGACACCGCGTTCCGAGTTCTTCCAGATGTGATCCACGTAGTGATACCAGTCGTTGTTGATGTACGACGAGCATCGGAAGTCATCGCGGAACTTGGCCTGAACCACCATCGCCACGTCATACTCCGTGGCCGTCGCCGCCGAGTCGTTCACCAGCTTGTCGACGTTGTTCTTCTCGATCTCCTCGTAACCCTCCCGGTTGTCCTCACGAGACCAGAAGCGCAGACTACCCTCGCCAATCAGCTCACCCTCGACACGCGAACCGAACCCCATCCACTTGCTGCGGCACTCCCCCTCCTTGTAGGAGTTTGGTTGTACGGTATTAATCTTTGAACTGAAGTCCAGCCACACATCCTCCAGATCCGTGTGAATGTTCTTGAGACACAGTCCCACCTTGACCCACTCGTCATAGCTCGTATAGCGCTCCTGCTTGAGATTCATCACATGCGCCTCGATGTACTTCTTGCGTGCGTCAGACAGCGGCTCCTTGTAGCGACCCGGAGAGGACCCGCGCGAGTTGGCGCGAGAGGGATCCCGCGTATCCGAACGCCCGCGCGGTGCCGCCTGTGTAGGCTCCGCAGCTGGCTTGGTGTTCTCCTTGCCGTACTCCGTGAGTGGAGTTGCACTGTCAATGCCCGAACGCACCGTCATCTTACGAATCAGGTCAATCGTCGGCATCGGAGGCACATCGTCGTCCACTCGAATATTACCTGTGGTCGGATCCCACTCCACGACGTACTTGATCTTGTAGGGGAGCGCCGAATCGCCCTGCTTCTTGGAGCCCAGCAGAGGCCAGTTGCCCGTGTGCGTCAGCGCCGACTTGTCATACACCTTATCCCAGTCATCGCGCAGACCGAGGTTCGGGAAGAACTCCTCCATCCGAGGCAGGAGGTTGCGGCGGATCGAGGTCTCCACCGACGAGGCACCCTTGAGAGAGGGAATCTGCATATGGATTCCCGACGCCGACACACCCTTGGTCTTGTCGAAGGTCGGGTTGTCCTTCTCCAGAATGTAGACCTCCGTAAAATCATCCACCACCATATACCGCTTCACCTCCGCCATGTACGCCTTCACAAACGCAATCACCTGCTTGTGGTTGTGACGGTGCTCGTCCACGATCCCCACGTACTTGAAGTCCAGATCCACACGCAGCATACCGACAGCCGTCGAACGCTCCGTAAAGTACATCGGCACACCGTTCATCAGGTTCGCATAGTACAGACGATAGAACTCGTCCATGTCATCAGAATTGATCATCCATTTGTCCTTGCCCTCAAAGGACCACAGACTGAAGGGCTTGCCCGCCTCCTCGACCTTCCGCCCCCGTCGCTCCTGCTCCGTCTTACCGTCCTTGTTACCGTTGAGAAAGAGATCCAGTTTCGTCGGCATGATAGTAGGGGGCGAAAATAGGCCGGCGGCCCTTTCGTTTTGAACGCATGATTCTGGATTTGTAACTTAAAAACGAACTCCAGTTCAAATAGATAAGGAAGTCACAATGAAGTTCTGCAAGGATTGCAACAACATGTTGTACTCGATTGAGGAGCGTGAGTCCAAGGCTTACCTGAAGTGCCGCTCCTGCCCGTATGAGGAGGAAGTGACAAAGGCGAATCCTGTTGTGTACGAGCACGACATTCAACAGGATACAGCAGTTCAGTATTCGATTAATCCGTATCTCAAGTATGATCCGACCCTGCCCCGCTTCACGAATATGGTGTGCCCCAATGAAACGTGTGCGACCCGTGGCAAGGAGTCGAATGTCGTGGGTGTGAAGCTGGATCCGGTCAATGTTCTGTGGTTGTATCAGTGTGCGGTGTGCGATGTCACGTGGAAGCAGTTTGCGCGGGGTTAAAAGGGCGTATTGTTCGCCGACTTGCCCGGCTGAAGGGTATTCTGGGGCAACACGGTCGAGGCGTGTCCGCCCGTCGCAATCGTGTTCGGAAGTGCGGTGTGAGCGTCGCGGTAGTACGTTCCCACCTTATTTTTCGCCGGCAGACCAAAGCCTGTGTTGGTGGCCGAGGACGTGTACGATCCCACGCTGCCGCTCGTGCCCGAGGTCCAACCCACGGTCGACCGAGCAAGACGATTCGAGCGGAACTGGACGGGGTTCTGGGGGCGCACACGCGTCACGCTCGTGAGTGCCGACTTGTTGGGCGTCACAAGGTAGGATGCCTGACTCGCCAGCAATTGGGCGTTCAGGATGCTCTGTGTAGGCACGGGCTGGGCGGTCCGCTGTATGGTCTGCGGAATCTTGTTGTTCGTGTATGCCTGCTGGGCTGCCTGCAACTTAATGAAGGCGGTGTAATCCGAGGCATTGAGGTTCGGCATTTATCTAGATAGGAGATTTAACCACGCTTGGTTGTACTCACCTTCAGGGTCGACAGTGCGAGGACCGTGGCAGTGGGCGCTGCCGACACAGACACATTCGAGGCAACCGTGACAACAGAGGTCTTGGCAACCACGGAGGGTTTGGGAGGCACAGAGGTCTTGACAACCTTTGCAGACCCAGTTGCGGGCGCGCCGTTGGTGATTGCCGAAGAGCCCACAAAGGTTGTGAAATCAGATGCCGAGGAACGAAGCACGGGCATTTTGTTAAAACGAACGGAAACAAATCACCCTAGGTACTAATTAGATACTCGTATGGACGTCAAGCCCGTGTTTCGTAAGGAGGTGATCGAGCAGATTACTCAGCCTCGCCTCACGCAGCCGTACTTTACTCGCTACGAGTTCACCACCCTTCTGGCGACGCGGGCGCAACAACTTGCCGAAGGTGCGATGCCGATGGCGTCCCTCGATGGACTCAAGACGAGCGACCCACTGTTTGTGTGGTCTCTCGCGCGTCGTGAGATCGAACAACGGAAGTTGCCCTTCCTCGTCAAGCGTCGCCTGCCGAGTGGGCGGTCAGAGTTTTGGAGCGCTCAGGAGTTAGAGGTTATGTGGTAACATAGTTAATTACGCGCCCGAAAGGCGGGCGAGTTCCTCCTTCGAGGGGGGGAACAGGAGAAGAGGCGGCTGCTTATCCGGCGGCGCCAGCATCTGCGGGGGATCGTGTGTCAGAATCTTCATCGCCATCGCGATATCCACACTCTCTGTGGGTGTAAAACGTTTTTTATCCTCGATCACGTCGCGGGCCTGCCACACCTTCGCGACGTTCGTGGGGGGCGCGACCAGGAAGACGAACCCGAGGATCACCGCAAGGATAAACACAGCTAGAAGGATGAGTTTGGTGCGCTTACCGAGTGTCTTCATTATCTTATGAAAACGAAAAGAGAATCAACTGGGAAAGACAAGAGCATGGACTTCCCCATTCCCATTCGATGCTACACGTGCAATCTTCCTCTCGCTGGCAAGTGGAAGACGTACCTTGAGAAGGTCAAGGCATACCGTATCCAGGATGGGCGCCCCGAGACGGGTGATCTGGTCTACCTCACGACGACGACACGCGTCACGGCGGAGGGACGCGCAATGAATGACCTCGGATTGACACGCGAGTGCTGTCGTCGTCACCTGTTGACGCATCCGGGAGTGTAAAACATTTGTCGGCATGTAAGAGTAAGAGTCATGTCCTGCAGCGAATACCTGGGACGCTACAAACAGCGCCTCCCCACCTATGTGGATGCGCGCCCTCGCTACCGGTCGGCATCTCAGTTCACGGATATCACGAAGCGGACGGCGGCCGCTGGCAATTATGAGACGGTGGTGGCCAACACGGCCTGTGCCCTGGTGCTGAATGCACCGAGCACCCGTACATCCTCTGGATTTTTGCATGGGGGCGGTCACAACGTCCAGGATGCCTCCTTGTTTGCTGCCTACACATCGGGGCAGGCGCAGGCCCAGGCAACGAAGCCCGCCAACCAGAAGGCGGCTCAGATCCAGCTGCCGTGCTACACGTCCACCATGATTCCAGAGTTGAACGATCGCCTGGCTGCCGATACCAACCTCGCCGCGATCCAGGCGTCGAAGAATCAGTTCCAGCGTGGATGGAATACAGCCTCGTGCTGCACGGTGTGTGGCAAGCCGCCGACGTTTGCGGGCCCCTGCCGCTGCAGCCTCACACCCTCGCAGATTTACCAGTTCAAGTCGGCGAATACACTCTTGCATACGATTGAGCCCAACGCGAACGTCGCGTGACGCGCTTAAACGTCTTCTGTGAGTTGATACAATGTTAACCGTCTATACACATCGAATTACAAAACCACCCTCTTGTTACGATATGTCCTCACTCTCCATTGACGAGATGGTGTCTGCCATTTCATCATTGTGTACTCACCAGACCTCTGGCACAGTGTGGTTCGGATATCTCGAAGGATGGATGCTGACCCCCCAAGAGGAGGTCCGTTTGCGACCTGCTCTTCGGAAGTTTCATTGCTTGGTGGTGGCCCGGCATCCCGTGGCTTTCTCGTATGCCTGGAAAAACGAAATTGATACCATTTACACGAGTGAGGGTCATCCGCTCTCGAATGGACACTCCGACTCTGACCACGATGGTGGTTCTCTATAACATGGGCGTCCGCCTCGACACGAACATTCTTGTGAACGAACTCCCCCTCACGCCAGCGATTATCAAGATTGAGAAGCAGGGCGTGCTTCGTCGTGGCGAGTCCCGTCGCGATCGGGTTCGCCATCGGAACCCAACGACACCCCCGAAGCGCACCACGGGCTTCGGCCACAACTCGATTACGCTTGTCGTCATGAACGACGGCAACGGTCTTCGTGAGAAGGAGATCACCGTCAAGATCTTCCAGAACGGCGTCTTCCATATCACGGGTGTCCTGGACGAGTCCTATGATCGTGCGGTGACAAAACTCCTACGCGAGCACATTATGACGCACTGTCCCACGGCAGTTATCTCTGGCGAGTGGACGCCCGACATGCGCCGCGTGGTCCTGATGAACTACAAGACCCGCCTCTCGGGAGTCGCAAATCTCTCGCGTGAATCTCTGTACTCCAGTCTCCGCAAGCAGGGGATCAAGACAAACTACGAACCAGCCGTGTATCCAGCTGTCAAGGTCTATTTCGCGGACAAGAAGTGGATTGCCAAGGTCTTCCGAACGGGCAACGTGATCCTGACGGGAATGACCTCACCCGAGGAGTGCATCGAACTCGCACGCTCCTTGAATGTTATCTTGGCAACGCATATGACTGCGTAAGCGCGTACGCGCCCTGCTTACAGACTCTTGGTTGAGAATAAGATATGCAGGCACGTGAACTCACCCCCCAGGAAGTGGAAGAGGGACAGCGGGGAATCAATACCAATGAGCTGACGGCAACCCAGGTGCAGGCCCTGGTGCGCCAAATGGATACCAGCAAGCACCGGTGGCGCTCCCTCAAGTCAAATAAGGAGGCATACGAGCTCAAACTCAAGGAGGAGAACGAGAATCTGTACTTCAACTACCCCAGTCTCTTTCAGATGCACGCGGAGGATCGTCTGGACTCTACCTTTTTTGAGTTGCTGAACCTGAAGCGAAAAATTGAGAGGGGTGAGATGACCGCCGAGCAGGCCTCGGGCATTGTGGGTCAGAAGCTCTTCAATCGTTTCGTGCCACCAGCTTTGGGGCAGGCAGCGCCCGAGGCGCCGCGGATGTCGTACGAGGAGTACTATCGTCAGAACAACTCGTCGTCGTAGACCTCAGGAGGATGAACGCCACCACCGAGGCTCGAACATGTACTCCAGGCTATCGATGCCCTCAAAGTCCGTCGAGCCGGGGCGCTTGGAGATGAGGAGGGGAATCTTATCGCCGATCAGGCGGACCAGGCGCGCGTTCGATCCTGCACCGAACTGGACGTCAAAGTTCGCGATGGCATCTGGAATCGGACCACCGTCGTTGCCGTAGCGAAGCTCGCCAGTCGTCGTGAAGCGGAGCATCGGGTCATACCGCTCATCGATGTCGAGAGCAATCCAGTCGTAAATCGAAGTCGACTCATCGTAGCTGAAGTGTTCCCAGAGGTCTACCTCCTCGCCATTGGCGAAGAGGCGCAGAGTTGCAAAGCGCACGCCCTTCAGCAGGGGGCGATCGTAGTTCACTGTGAGGTTCGTCTCCTTCATTTCAAGTGAGAGAGACATTGTGTTGGGGGCTGACCCTTGCCCCTGCCGAAACTAGATTCGTTTTCATCCACCGCGCAGACGGAGAACCAGGTGCAGGGTCGACTCCTTCTGCACGTTGTAGTCCGCCAGGGTACGCGTATCCTCCAACTGCTTGCCGGCAAAAATCAGGCGCTGTTGGTCGGGCGGGATGCCCTCCTTGTCCTGAATCTTTTGCTTCACATTCTCGATGGAGTCGGATGCCTCGACATCGAGTGTGATCGTCTTACCCGTCAGTGTCTTCACGAAGATCTGCATTGTTTATTTGATGACGTTATTCTTTAAGTTCGGTCCTCAACTCCTGCAGCATGTTACCCAGAATGTTCTTGCCGGGCCAGGCCGCTGGGTTCTTGCCCTTGGACGTATCGAAGGAGGTTCCAATCCCCCAGTACTTGTCGCGAGGGTCCGCATCAGCGATGGGACGAACACCCGTATCGACCAGCTTCTTGCGGAGGTCGGGATGTTGCGTGAACTTGGCCTTGAGTGCGATCTTCATCAGTGCGTCACGCTTGGCGTTCCACTCCTCCTCCTTGAAATTCTTGACCTTCTCGCCAAAGCCCTTCACCGACTTGCCGCTGCTCGTCTTCATGATCTTGGCAGCAATCTCCTCATCGCCGAACTGTTTTGCCTTGGAGTACTGCATATAGTGCTCCACACTTGCGAACGTGAGACCATCGATCTGCATGGATGCCTCATGTGTCGTCGCAAACTCCTTGAACTCATTCAACTCTGGCTTGCCGGGGAAGAAGAACACGGGCTCTGGACCCGGTTCCGCCGCAACCTTCGCCTTCACTAACTTCTTTGTCTTGGGCTTTTCCTTCGCCTCATCCAGAGTCGGGATCGTGACCTCGGCGGAGTCGCCCGGTACATCCGGGATCTCGGTCTTTACCTCCTGCTTGGGAGGTTCCTCCTTCTTGGGGATCTCACCACGCTTGAACACAAAGGCACGGTGGAGGAACGAGAATGCCTGGTGCTCCCCCGTGAAGACAAACTCGGTCTGATTCGCATACTCATCCGAGAAGGTCGAGGTACTCACCAACTCGTACCCATTCTCACGCAGGATCTCCGTGACCTTGCCGAACGGGACCAGATACTCCTTCTGCGCCGTCTCGAAACTCTCCAGCTTCATCAGGATGGGCTTGCCAAAGTCCTCCGTCCACCCTGCCCCATCCTCATACTCCTTCGTGACCTCACCAAATACCTGCGTCTCTGCACGGAAGATGTGTGTCTGCTTCCCCAGGAGTAGGGAGTACACTGCCGCACCGTCCATGCAGGTGCCGAAGAAGACACCCTTGCCGTGCGCCGTAAGATTTCCCACGAAGGTTCGGAAGGTCTCCTCAGACTCGCAGGCATAGTGGATCGCAAATTGACACGAGATCGCATCAAACTGCGTGAGACCCACAAACTGGGCCAGGTAGGGCGTCGGTGCCGCCTCGCGCTTGTCGAGCATCTTCAGGTAGCGGTTCTCCTGTTGCATCAGGGACTGCGTCATGTCGGCTTGGATGAAGAGAACGGGCGGCAGCTTGCTCTTCTTGGACTCGTTGATGTACCGCACACACGCTCCCTGGCGAGAGGACTCGAGGTTCGACTCACTCAGATCGATACCCACCACCTTGGACGGCTTGGTCTTGCGCCACTTGTGCATGTCCCCACCCCGACCCACCGCCAGCTCCAGCAGCGTATCGCCAGCCTTCACACAGGAATGGTACTGCCGCTCCTTGATCTTGTTGTGGAAGGCATACACATCCCGCAGGACCCGATCGCGTGCCTCCAGAGAATCACGGTAGTACAGGTCATCGTCCAGTGTATCATCGGGAGGATTACTCACCAGGGTCCGAATCATCTCTGTCGTCACAGGATTGTGGATGTTCGTCCAGATGTTGTCGGCAACATGGATGTCGTTGCCGAACTGAGGGCGACCCAGAACACGGTACTGATGGGTCTTGTCGTAACGCGTCCGCAGAACCTTCCACCGCCCCGTGTTCACGTCCCGCACACACTCGATGATGGTGTTGTCGTCAATCTTCTGACCCGACTCGTCGATCGGAACACCCTTGGAGTTCAGACCCAGCAGGATCTCCGATGCCTCGGGTGCCTTTGGCGCACTCGGTTGGAAGGGCGAGGGCACACGATCGCGAGACTCGGCAAGAACCTGGAGGTCCTCGGGAAGGCGAGGTGGCACGTACTCACCCGTGATGGTCTCGCAGGGATACACGATGTCCGTACCCGGCGTCCGAGAGACATACAGGGTGCCCCGAACCACGCGACGGCCCAGCAGAGAGTCGTACGACTCGCCCTGCTTGTACCGAACCAGGAAGTCAATCGAATTCTGGTCCGCAGGCTTCCACTTGTAGACACGCAACCACACCGCACCCCGACGATCGGCAATCGGCGCGACTGCGGACGTCTTGGGCGTGAAGATGAGTCCATCCGTCGGGTACTCGAACTTCGCATCCAGGACCTCACGAATCGCCTGCTCCATCATGGGACCATCGCCGGCGAGGAACATCTTGGTCTCGATACGCATCGGTGTGCGCGTGAACCCCGCCGAGAAGTCCGTCTTGAGATCCGCGACGAAGAGGTGGGCGCACCCGAGGCGAGACTTGAGGGGATTCTTGATGACGTCCTCGTCTGTCGTCATCAGAGGCAGGCGCATCGTGCTCTTGCCCCGGAACTGGTAGACGTCGAAGATACAGAAGAGATTGCGATCGACCAGGTACTCGCCGTCAATACAGTCGCCCACATGGTTGTCCTTTGTTGCCTTCATGCCCGTCCACGTGATCTTGCCAGACGGCGTGATCCGAATCAGGCGCTTGTCGGACGCCACCACCAGGAAGGACCGCTCCCCGTCGGCCTTGTTCGTCACCGTGTATCCCGTGAGGATGTTGTGCGGGCGATCGGCACGAAGGTGGCGGCGCTCCATCGTCACTGGGTTGAGGAACTGGATGCGTGACTGATCGAACTCCATCTTGTAGCGCTGCATGTCCGAGTCCGTGAGAAGGAAGGGCGATTGCTGGTATGCGGCAAGAAGAGGTTCGACGTGAAACAGAAGAGACTCCATCACCGTCTTGGCATCGGCGTCCTTGTTGAGCACCTCCACCTCCAACTCGTAGTTCGGAATCTGCTTGAGAACCTCGACCAGACTCTTGTGTGTGCGCATCTTGGACTTGACCAGAGAGAGATCAATCTGCAGGAGACCATCGCCCGTCTTCCAGGTCTTGCGGTGCATGATGCGAATGTGACTCGTCGGATCCATGGGGGTGCCCGTGAAGTCCTTGCGCAGGTGCTCCTCGTGGCGGAGGGTGAACTTGAGTTTGAGATCAGGGACCTCGACGACATCGTCCATCGACTTGGCTCCCGAGGGAATATCAAAGTAGCGACGCTTACGCTCAACAGCCAGCGGAACCCCGCGAAAGCTGTTGGTCGTACATACCTTGTGAATGTTTTCGGCGCCCAGAACGTTGACTCGCAGCCCATCGGGGTACGAGAACGAGGCGCGGTGCATCTCCGTGACACCGCCCGTCGTCACCGACTCAATTGCTGCGACAAGACGATCCGCCACATCCTTGGTTGCAATGAGTCCGGCAAGGACCTTGACCTCCAGTTCTGCATGTTTGTCTTTTTGGGCGAGGGACACCAGGTCCTTCAGTTTGCCCACGACACTCGAGGGAATGAGTGACTCCATACTTGTTGTATTGCCTGATTCTGTTTCATTCGTTTTCCCAATAAAAAATATTAACGTTGAGCCGATTCATATTGTTTGCGTTCGGCTGCATCCACATCCATCCGTTTATGCTGGTCGCGATAGAACTTCACCATCGCATCCATCTCCTGCAAACACGCATCGGGCAGGTTATCCGAGGAGACCAGAACCCCCGTATGCGTCTTTGTGTATTCCTGTGTGTACTTCTTGATGATATCGAAGATTTGTGCGTGCTCCTCTGCGTCGAGGAGTTCAATGTGTTCACGCAGGAGTTCCTTGCGGCTTCGGTTCATTTGTTGCAACCGCCACCTTTGTTTGGATACGCTTACGACGCACGGCTTCTGGTGCCTTTGCTGCGGCAACGTCTACCGTGACCGTCTTCTTCTCCGGCTCACCCGGCGCACCCACCGGCGCCGCAATGAACTGGCCGGGCGCCTCCGAGGCCTCCAGCGTCTCGGGGTTCGTCGCGGGTTGAATGATATTCCGCAACTTACCCAGGACCACAATCGTCTCGTCGCCTTGCTGGAATCGAGATCCGACGACCTCGAACTCCACCTCCTCTCCCTCGTTGATCGCATCAAACTCCTGATTGCCGATGTGGAGATCGCGAGGCAGCAGGACATCAATCGGCGTCATCTCGGCGTGGATACCAATCTTGCTCTTGAGGACCACAGGAGTGCGGAACACCTGCCCCGGGTGGGGAAGGCAGAGGTCAGCCTGGAAACGGACCGTGTAATCCACACCACCCTTGATGAGGTTTGTGCGACCCAGAGAATGCTCGACCACCGTGATAGACTGGCGCTGAATGTACCCCTCGGCCGTACACTTGCCTTCGTACTTCATGCGAAGTTGAGCGACCAAACTCGCATGAATGTTGCGTTGGAGGTAGCGAGCATCGATGTGAACGTTCCGCACAAGCTCGCGACGTTCGAACAGAGGATCCATGCTGCCTGTTGTTGTTGAGTAGGATTGATTCCTTTTTTCGAAGTCAAACTCTTAGTTCGTTTTAAACGCTTCTGTAAACAGATCCTGGTTTGTGCGATTCGACTTGGTTCCCTTGCCATCATACAGAACCGAGTACTCTTCTGGTGTAATCCAGAAACAGTTGTGCTCCTCGCGAGCCAGGAGCTCGGCATACATACAAATCACTTCCGTACTCGCATCCTCGGGGACTCCCTTGCCGTTCTTGTCGATGCGCACCGCAAGGTCCTTGACGTCCTTCTTCGCATACGCACCCGTGCCACAGGCAATGGGTGTGTACCGCTTCACCGTGAGATCCCGCTCTGGCGGACCCGTTCCAGCGAGCGAACGGGCGATGGCCATCTTCCCATCACTATTCAGGGTGACAAAGACATCCTTCTTGCGTGCAATGAAGTTCGCCACCAGAGCCGAGTTCCATGCCTCCACCCGAGTCTTCTCCTCAAACACAGGTTCTGTCGGAGGCTCAAACTCATTCTTTCCACGGACGATGAGCTCGGACCCCGGGACGTACAGGCGCGAAGCGAACGGCAACGAATCTGGTTTTGTTCGTATCTCGGACAAATAGGCCCGTTTCTCTGGTTCCGTGAACTTGTGATCGAACACATATCCGTTGAGGAGTGTCTCGCTGAACCGTTCCGTGATATCCGCGGGCCAGGAGATGGCATCCCGTTTTGTGGAGAGTATGTCTGGAGTCAACCGTACAGGTTCTGGTGCGGGAACAGGTTCATCGCTCACCTCCTCGCGAGGCAGGGAAACAGATCCCTTGGCGGGCGGCTGGGTGGTCCTCTCAATCAGGGTCGCATTCGGCACGCCAATCGGCGCCAGGGCATACAGATCACCCTTGGACTCCAGCAAACTCGCACGACCAAAGGCATCCTTGAATCGGAAGGCCGAGGTGATGGCTTGCTGCAGGTTGTAGACGACGACATCTGCCGTGTACGGGCGCAGGGCAACAATCAATTGCTCTCGATCCCAGATGGGTTTGTCGATGAGAAGTTGGGCCAGTCGGGTCAGGAGTTCGTCACGCACATCCAGGTAGGTCGACAGAGGACGCACGTGCTCGTTGTCGGGCTTTCCGGGACGCACAATACACTCCGCCACATCGGGGGCATCATCAAAGGCAGGACCCAACATCTCGTTGAGTTTGAACGTGACTTGCGGACCCTCCGACCGCTTCTGTGTGACTTCCAGAGTCTTCCACTCCTCCGGAAGTGTATTCAAGGTATTCATGAGCGAGCAGTCAATCGCCGACTCCGCCATGACCTTGCGAACTCGTGCAATCTTGATAGCCTTCGGTACCACTTTTGTTCGGTAGGTGTACTCGTCGAAGCACTCGCGATCCCCCGAACGAACGACGTGGAAGTACACGGTACAATTCTGCTCCTCAAAGGGAAGGAGTTGGTGGCTGCAGGTACGCAGACCCCGGCCCACAACCTGCTCGATACGACTGGAGTTCCACCACGGATCCAGAATGTGGATTTGACGAACATAGCGGAAGTCCACACCCTCCGACACAATCGGACTCGTGACAATCACACGAATCTGCTCTCCATTTCGATTCTTGGGAGACTTGACGCGATCAATGAGTTTCTGAATCTCTGTCTCCGACACGTCCGAGGTCAGCAGGATGTACTTGCCCTTTGACGTTCCCGAGTATGCTGGATTGGCGAGGAGGTTAGGTCCGTTGGCGGACGAGAATCCGTGCTCCTCCAGGGCCATCGCAAAGGGCCGCGCACCATACTTCTTGTAGTTCGAGTACACCAGGGCAATCCCCTTGGATTTCAACAGGGTGTTGATGATGCTCGCGTACTTGGCCGAATAGTTCGGCAACAGCTCGGTCGACAGGCATTTCTCGTTCACGTACGCGTATTGCTTACCCTCGAGACGGAAGACCTCCTCGAACGAGGGTTTCGGCAGGGTGATGATGGTGGGTTGCATGTACGCAAACTTCTTGGTGGGTTCGGTCGCATCGGTGCGCTCGACCTTGTTGAGGATATCCTTCTGCAGTCCCTGTGCCTCGGAGACAACCAACGAGATGTACTGCAGGTCCTCTCCATCACCGATGGACTTTCCGAGGAAACTCTTGGGACGAGAGGTCGACACCGACTTGGGAGCGGGCAGACGGAAGGGAAAGGTGAAAGGACTGTCTCCCTTGACGAAGGACACGTACTGCTGGCACCAATCGCGGAACCGCTCACCTGCACCGCCCGACTTCAGGGTCGCATCCGGATTGAAAAAGTCTGTGATGACAACTGATTGGGTGGGAGCCTGCTTGCGGTCGTTCCACAAACACAGATTCATAAAGAACACAATCTCATCAAAGGTATCGAACATCGGAGTGGCCGACAGGAAGACGAGTGTCATGTTGTTCGCAATCTTCACAAGTTTCTCCATGGCGACGGTGACGCCCTTAGACACACCCTCATCGCCCGACTCGCGGAGGTTGTGGGCCTCATCGATTATGACGAGGCGATTGTCGAAGGTCTCGTGCACCCAGTCGAGATTCTTGGCAACTTCCTGTTCGGTTCCCGTGAGTTTGTCGTTGAGGACATTGCCAAAGGACGCATAGGCCGCAAACTCGTAAAACTCATCAATCAGTTTCTTGGAGGTCTTCTCGAGCCGATCGCGAACGTCGGGATTGCTCCAGTTCTTGGGCTCGTTCTCGATACGCAGGAGCATATCGAGGTACCGACGACCGGTGCACTGCTTCGACTCCAAGATGCCGGAGATCGGGTCCAGGGACACGCGAGACATATCAAAGATCTGCGTTTGGAAGTTGTCTTGGACGGCAGCGGACGCGACGACAAGGACCTTCTTGTCTTGGAACTCGGGGCGCAGAATGTACTCCTCTGCGACCTGGATGGCCGTGCAGGTCTTTCCAACGCCTGTGCCGTGAAACATCAGAAGACTGCGGGTGGGACTGTCGGGGGAGAGGACACGACGCAAGAACTTCTGTTGGGGTTGGAGTTTGAAACTGGATTGTGCGGATGCACACATCTGGTTTCGTAACTGTTGAAGGGCACCGACCGTGGCAGTCGGCAGGGAGTTCACGGTAATCTCCGCCAGCTCTGGGTGAGTGAGATTGATCATTATCTATACTTTGTAAATCGTTTCTGATGGACTAACAAGAGGATGGCGGGTGTTAAGAGACCCCGTGAAATCGACTACGAAAGTTCTGCGGCAACCGCAGTATTCCTTTTCGGAGAGGAGAACGCCCGCCGCTTGGCTGAACAACTCGGACGCAAGGGGGCTTTGGATTACCGCGGGATTTTGGAAGCGAGTACTCCGACGACTCAGTGTAACAACGCAATAGAGAAGTTTGTAGAGGGAGTCCCCTGCTACTTATGTGGAATTCCGATTTATGCTCAGGGCAAAAAAGCAGAAGACGAGACCTACCCTGAATGCGAACATATCATGCCCCTCGTGCAAGCTCGCTGGTACAATCTCGCACACTATCCTAGACGCCCGCGCGACGACTCGATTCATCTGGAGTACGCGTGGGCTCATCGTTGTTGCAATCAGGCGAAATCAACACAGTTGTTTGTTTCGTATCCAGCGGAGAATGGAACTGTCACAATTCAAGACACCGTGATTTCGATGACCTTGGATTCCATTGTGCGACGGGCACGGAAGGCAGTTTCGAAATACAAGCAACTTGAAGAGATCATTGCTGCTATTGGTACGAAAACACGTAAAAACATCATTATTCAAGAAAAGGTCAAACCACTTGTTGATTGGATTAACAAGATTCCACACACTGTTCCTGGCGCGGGCGCTCTTCTTCAATTGTCTGGAGCTGCCAGTCTGATTGATCCGTCCACTCGCACCGAACAACTTCGGGAACTCGAAGAGACCTTGTTTTTGACAGAGGAGGAACTTGCCCGCATTCAACAGGACAGGGACGATCGAGGGTTTATCACTCATTACGTTGAAAAAGTAGTTGCCGAAAGAGTGGACGAGGAAGAAGCTGCCGAGGCACTTGTTGCGTTGAGCGCGCAGACTCTTCGTGCTCGTCGTTCATCGGTAGTTCAATTTCAAAACAAGAAAGCGGAATTGACGCGGGTTGCCTTGGATAAGCGGATACGTAAAGATCTAGCAGCTTCTTCTGCCGAAGCCGCAAGAGCCGCTGTCGCTCTTGTACGAATGAAGAATGCGACTCCTGCTACTGCGGGTGAGATGAAGAGGAGACTCATGTATGACGAGGATAACGCGGAGACAGAGGCAGAGGGAGGAGCAAGTAAGCGGCGTAGTCGTCGGAAGACGCGTCGCATGCGTGGTCGTCGCTCACCACTCCATAAGAATGTCCTCCATACGACACTCCGTGGTCGCCGGAAGTGAGTCCAGCTTCTGGTTCACCGTGTCCAGCGTCTCGTCCGGTGCCTCCTCCTCCGGGCCCTCAGGGAGTCGTGCCTCGTCAATAAGAATGTCCACGAACCCAGTGCCACAGGGGGGCTTCTGACCGAACATGATGTTGGCTGAGACTCCCCGCATGTTGTCGGACTCGGCCCAGGTCGCTGCATTAAACATAATCTTGGATGTTTCCTCGAAGGACGACTTGGCGAGCACACCCGTCTCGCCCTTCTTCATGCCCGTGCGACTCACAGGCACAATCCGCCCCGTAAAGGTCATGGTATCTACCAGCACCGCCAGATGGTGATAATTCACCTTCTCTGATGCGAAGACCTCATTGATCTCCTCGTAGATGCAGAGACGTGCCGCCTCAATCCCGAACACATCATGCACCTCGTGGATGTCGTTCGAGAAGGTCCGCGTGCCATCCACGCCGTCGAAGACCAGCAGATCGTACAGGTTCGTGCCCTCCACGTCCAGCACGTAGTACTTCTCCTTCGGCGTCGAGTACGCGCCCAGTGCCTCGACATACGACATCTCGTTCTTCACCTCACGCAGGAAGACACGACCAATGCCCTCCACACCCGTCAGCACTGTATCCAGAACCTTGTCCTCCAGGAACCGCAGCTGGATGGGGTTCTTCACGACATTCGGATCAAAGGCGATACGCAGGATCAGGTTCTGTGCCGACGAGTCGCTGTGCCGGCACTGCACGATCTTGAGACCCGAGGTGTTCATCAGAGCCGTCTGGATCTTCGTGAGATCCCGGATATCGCGGGCATTCAGCTTGTAGTCATCCAGGGCCACACGCATGATCCACGGAGACCCACAGGACCCGTCCGCCTCGGCGCTGAACGCCTCATAGCCCTCCAGCAACTCCCGATCCTCATCCACCGTCGTCGTGGCCGCCAGCGGGTAGGGATCGTAGTAGATGCGCACACTCTTGGCGACATCGCGCAGAGTCGTCTTCTGAATCTCCTTCATCTTGGAGATGCACTCGCGCTGGGAGCTCGCGATGTTGGGACGCAGGTACACCGTGTTCGAGGGACGCTTGGGATTCGGGGACGCACCCAGCAACTCCTCAATGCGCGGCACACCGGAGGTTGCGTTCGCCTTGGCCGTACCCGCCGAGTGGAAGGTATTCAGGGTCAGCTGCGTCGTCGGCTCACCAATCGACTGCGCGGCCAGAGCACCCACCATCTCACCCGCATGCACCATGGACTTGATGTAGCGATAGCGAACATCGCGCATCAACTCATCGAAGGTGTCCTTGCTGAACCGGTGGACGAGGATCGACTTCTTGGGAGCGAGGTAGAACCGCAGCAGGCAGTGGAACAACTTGTTCTGCGGGAACTCCTTCATGAAGCGCGTCAGGGCAGACGCGACGTACCCGGGCAACAGGTCTGTCTTAGTCGCATACGAGTTCGAGTACCGATCGACCAGACGACGCAGGTGGACGGGTGCATTCACCATGTCCGCCTTGCGATTGCGGAACACGGACTTGAAGAGCATCTCGCGATCCGCGATGATCTCGTCCACCATGTCCGGGACCTCCGTCGTCGACTCGGAAAGGAAGGGATTCACATCGTCGGGCGTCAGGGCGTAGTTGCGGTAGATGTCCTCCAGCGTCATCAGCACGAGGTTGCAGGACTGGAACTCCACCGAGGTCGTATCCACACCGTCATCGCCGTAGACGAACTGCACGATACTTCCGTTGACGTTACGCACCGTGCCGTCATACTCGATGTGCTGGTCCTCCATCGTCTTCATCAACTTGCGCTGGATGTAACCAGTATCGGAGGTCTTCACGGCCGTATCAATGAGACCCTCACGACCCGCCTGGGCGTGGTAGAAGAACTCGGCGGGCATCAGACCATCCACGAAACTATGCTCGACAAAGCCACGAGACTCCACGCCGTCATCGTAGCGAGCAAAGTGGGGCAACGTGCGGTCCTGCAGGGTGTACTGCACGCGCTTGCCCTCGATGAGCTGCTGAGACAGAAGGGCGACCATCTGTGTAATATTGTGAGGACCGCCCTTGGATCCCGAGTCGACAATCTGCACGATACGGTTCGTCTTAGGCAGGCTGTCAATCACCTGCTTCGAGATCTCGGACTCGACCTTCTTCATCGCCGACAGAATCTCCTCCTCCAGCTTCTCACCATCCGAGAGACCCGTGTCGTTCACAAAGGTTCCCGAGTGGACGTCCGACAGGATCTTCGCCACCTGCTTACGACCCTCCTGCACCTTCTCGTTCACGAAGGCGAGCGTGTCACGATCTGCAATCAGATCCGACGTACCGACCGAGAGACCCGTGTAGAGGTTGTACTGCGTGATGATGGACTGGATGTCGTTAATCATCTGACCGCAGCGCTCCGGACCCAGGTCGTTGTAGACCACATGGACCAGACCCTCGGACGTCGACCCAAAGGCAGACTTCTTGAGGATGCCCTTCACCAGTTGTCCGTTATCCAGGGTGACATTGCCCTTGAAGGACATGATCGGAAAGGCGGCCGAGATAATCTCTGCGCCCGTCCAGTTCCGGTTCTTGCGGACAAAGGGGCGCTTGATGCGAGCCAGGATATTCATGGCAATGACATCGGGCACCTCGACGCCTGGCTGGCTGATGCGGTACGCACCCGTCATCGTGTCCTGGAACAGCTGGATGATCGGTGAGTTCGTGCGAGGAGAGATGATGTTCCGCAGCACCGAGGCCAGGCACCGCAGTTCCGTTGCCGCCGCGATGCTCTGGGGCACGTGCATATTCATCTCATCACCGTCGAAGTCGGCGTTATAGGGGCGCGTAGCCGACACGTTCAGGCGGAAGGTCGAGTACGGGAGCACACGCACACGATGCGCCTCCATGGATGCCTTGTGGAGAGAGGGCTGGCGATTGAAGAGCACAATGTCACCATCCAGCAGGTGACGGTGCACCACATCACCCTCACGCAACTCGATGTTGTCCGCGTTGACGTAGCGAAGAGAGAAGGTCGCCTTGTCGCGCTTGGAGTACACCGACTTGGCACCCGGGTGCTTGTCGGGACCGTTACGGACATTCTGCAGGAGACGCTCGCGATTGTAGGGCGAGACGATCTCCGGGAAGGTCAGATTGATGGCAATCTCCTCGGGCACACCCAGCTCATCCAGATCGATGGTCGCGTCGGGCGTGATGACCGAACGGGCGCTGAAGTCCACGCGCTTACCCATGAGGTTGCCGCGCACACGACCCGTCTTGGCACCGAAGCGGGACTTGAGGGTACGCAGAGGACGACCCGAGCGCTGCTGCGAGGGTGCCATGCCCTTGATGTCGTTATCGATGTAGGTGGCCACATGATACTGCAGGAGTGCCGTGCGCTGGTCGATCATTTGGGCTGCCTCACCGCGATCGATGCGCGTACGAAGCTCGGCATTGGCACGCACGATATCCACCAACTTGTGCGTGAGATCGTCCTCCATACGCTGCTGGTCGTCCATCACGACGGAGGGACGCACCGTGAGAGGAGGCACGGCGAGAACCGTGCAGATCATCCACTCAGGGCGGGCAAACGTGGAGTCAAAGCCCAGACGCTTGCAGTCCACATCCGTGATGCGAGCAAAGGCCTGCAGAACCATCTCCGGCTGAATGGGAACGGGAGGAGGTGGAATGGGATCGTTCTTGGGTGCCGCAAACTGTCCCTCCAACGACGCGGCCTTACCAACCACCTTCGCCACCTTGGCAAACACTGTCGTATGGCACACGAGGCAGGCCGCGGGGCGCTTCATCGGCATCGCGTCACGAATCTCCTTGAACCGTGCCGCACCCGTGGTCTTGATCTCGTCAAGTTTCGCGGGCGGGAGCAAGGGAACGGAGCAGTTCAGGCAGATGAGGTTACATAACTTCTCGATGGTATCAAAGAACTGGTAGAGATAGACGGGTCGGGCCAGAGTAATGTGTCCGAAGTGACCCGGGCAGAACTGGTTGGTCTGCTTGCAGGTGGGGCACTCCTTTCCATTCTCAATGACGCCAAACCGAGCATCAAAGACACCGTTGGGAACGGGCTGGTTGCTCTGGTACGTCTTCTCGGTGGTAACCTCCACGACACTGCGTTTGCGAATGTCGTCGGGATTGGAAATACCAAACTGGACGCCTACAATGGTGTCCCCCATGATATGCTTGTCTTGTGTATTGTTTATATTCATTCGTTTTGCACGGTCGTCCTCGTATCCCTCAGTACACACCCATACAATAGTCCCAGGTCGACTGCCAGAGCTCGTCATTTTCGAAGAACCGAGAGACGGATCCCGCGTCGTGGGACTTTTTGAGTTTCTCAACCAAGAACTCGAACTCCTCTCCGCGTTTCTGGACGAAGAGAACCGGTTGGCGGATAGGCGTGTGGAGGACGTAGTACCGCACATCAAAGGCAAGCCGAGAGGCATCGTAGGCCGAGACCCCAAAGATGCCCTCCGAATCCTTGAAGTCCAGAATGTGTTGGGTGAGATAGTCCAAGGTTGTATAGTGTTTCATCGATTGCGATATCGTTTGCGATATCTTTGACATTCTTATTCAGTGCTGAGACAAACTATCCGTAGTAATACTGTATCTGATAGCTTACGTCACTCGGGGTCTTCAAGATAAAACTGAGAAACACCTTCCAGGTCCCGTTTCCGTCGTTGGCAAAGTAGATATGAACCACACGATTCAGGTTGTTTGTTCCGAGATTGACGAACCCCGATAACCAAATTCGTTGAGTGGTCGGTATCCCCGTCGATGCAGATAGAGAGTACACCGTACCTGTAGCAGGAGACCCCACGATTGTTTTTGTAAGCGTCACACTCCCCGAAGTCAACCTCGGAGTCCCTTGCAATCCTCGGGGTCCAGTCGGTCCAGTGTATCCCGTGTATCCTCTCACGCCCGCCGTTCCTCCTGTTCCCGCGCCTCCTTGGGGACCCATGACACCTGTGGCGCCGGTATATCCAGTGTACCCCGTCGGACCCGTGTACCCTGTGGGACCTCTGTACCCAGTGTACCCGATGACTCCGTATGTTGCATATGTACCTGTTGGACCCCGATACCCCGTGTATCCCGTGGATCCTGTGTATCCTGTGGATCCGGTTTGACTTGTGGCGCCGGTCGGACCTGTATATCCTGTGGGTGCCTTGTACCCTGTGGGCCCCGTGTACCCTGTGTATCCCGTCGGACCCGTGTACCCAGTAGGTCCTGCGTACCCCGTATATCCCGTATATCCCATTGACCCGTAATCGGACAACTCTCCCTCGAGACCAGGATATCCGATATACCCCGTATACCCCGTATTTCCTGTCGGTCCAGGGATAGACCCCAGTACCGTACATCCCTTCACGGTTTCGTAACACGTATCTGACTTCCGCGGGTAATACGACATTGTTGTTATAGGGTGTAATAGTTTATTCCGATTGTTCCAGTTGGTGAGGTTGTCTTCACAATCCCCGCAAAGGCCGCCCAGGTTGTTCCTCCACCCGAGTGTCCGGTAGGTCCGAAATACACCTGTGTCACATACACACCGTCGAATGGATCGACAGACCATCCTTGCAACCAAATGGGCTTTTCAGTGGATATCGAGGTATCGGTTGCATATATGCCACCACTTGTGGTGAAACTCGACCCCGATATCGATACGGATGCTCCTGTGACTCCGGAAATCGCAGGTCCATTGTTTCCCGTGGGACCCGAGGGTCCTGTGTATCCTGTCGGCCCCACATCACCAATCGCACCAGGTGCTCCCTGAGGACCCTGACGTCCATTGGGACCTGTGGGCCCCGTGTATCCCGTCGTTCCCGTATACCCCGTGTTTCCACTGACTCCCGTATATCCCGTATACCCTGTATATCCGGTATTCATGACCGCTCCCGGGAATCCGGTAGGTCCTGTGTACCCCGTTGGGCCCGTGTATCCTGTGTATCCAGTATTCATTGCAGACCCAGGGAACCCTGTCGGACCCGTGTATCCCGTGTACCCCGTGGGACCCGTGGGACCGGTATAACCCGTGGGACCCGTGTATCCCGTGTATCCTGTCGGTCCTGTGTATCCTGTATCTCCAGTGGGTCCTGGACTCTGCGAGCTTCCCGGAAGTCCCTGCGGTCCGGTTGGACCCGTATATCCTGTGTATCCCTGTGGTCCAGGCGGTCCAGGCGCGACCGGACATGGGTTGGGAGCACACGTCACTAGCCCCTGTCCGGGTATGTATCGTGAGAGCATCTTGTTATTAGAAATAGAAGCGTTTCCTGGTTAGAGGCGCACAATCATTATACATTGGGTCCTGCTAGAGGATAATCTGTATTATTTGTCGTCCATATAAGATCTCCATGCTGGTCAACCCAGAGTCGTCCTACTGAATCACCATCATCACGATTGTCAAAGTAGATGCCGCTTCCGAAATTGAATAACAAGGTAAGGTCGGTGTTCGTTGCTGTTGTAATAACCTGGATTCCACTTATAGTCCCATCGTTGCTTGTGATCGTTCCCGTGTCGCCCTTGGGTCCCGTGTATCCCGTGTATCCCGTGTATCCTGCGTATCCGGTGTACCCGGTGTATCCCGTGTATCCGTCTCGTCCAGCGTCTCCCGTGTATCCAGTGTATCCTGGCGGACCTGTGTCTCCCTTATTTCCCTGTGGACCTGTGCTTCCACTCGGACCCTGTGGACCCGTGACTCCCTGCACGCCATCTGGACCCTGTATTCCTGTAGGACCCGTGTACCCCGTGTAGCCGGTGTACCCTGTGGGACCTGTGTCACCTGTGTACCCCGTGTATCCCGTGTATCCAGTGTGACCGGTGTAGCCAGTAGGTCCTGTGTATCCTGTGTACCCCGTGTATCCGGTGTATCCCGTGGGTCCCGTGTACCCCGTGTATCCAGTATACCCGGTAGGACCCGTGTACCCCGTGTAGCCGGTGTACCCTGTGGGACCTGTGTATCCGGTATAGCCCGTGTATCCCGTAGGACCTGTGTATCCTGTGTAACCCGTGTATCCTGTGGGACCCGTATATCCAGTATAGCCCGTGTATCCAGTTGGGCCCGTGTATCCCGTATAGCCTGTGTATCCTGTGGGACCCGTATAACCCGTGTAGCCGGTGTAGCCTGTGGGTCCCGTGTATCCCGTGTACCCTGTGTACCCTGTGGGACCCGTGTACCCCGTGTAGCCAGTGTACCCTGTAGGACCCGTATATCCCGTGTAGCCTGTGTATCCTGTGGGTCCTGTGTATCCTGTGTAACCCGTGTATCCAGTTGGGCCCGTGTACCCCGTGTAGCCTGTGTCACCTGTGTATCCCGTGTATCCCGTGTAACCTGTGTATCCCGTAGGCCCCGTGTATCCCGTGTACCCTGTGTACCCCGTCGGCCCAGTGTATCCGGTGTGACCGGTATATCCTGTCGGACCCGTGTATCCCGTATAGCCTGTATACCCCGTGGGTCCGGTGTATCCCGTATGACCGGTATATCCTGTCGGACCCGTGTACCCCGTGTAACCGGTGTATCCTGTAGGACCCGTATATCCTGTGTATCCCGTATATCCTGTCGGTCCTGTGTATCCTGTGTGACCGGTGTACCCAGTAGGTCCCGTATCACCAGTATACCCTGTGTATCCCGTGTAACCTGTGTATCCCGTAGGCCCCGTATATCCAGTGCGCCCTGTGTACCCCGTCGGACCGGTGTACCCTGTGTGACCGGTGTAGCCAGTAGGTCCTGTGTCACCTGTGTATCCCGTGTAGCCAGTGTATCCTGTCGGACCTGTGTATCCCGTGTATCCAGTGTATCCTGTGGGTCCCGTGTACCCTGTGTGTCCTGTGTACCCTGTGGGACCTGTGTATCCGGTATATCCTGTGTACCCCGTGGGTCCAGTGTATCCTGTGTGACCCGTGTACCCTGTCGGTCCCGTGTATCCTGTGTAACCCGTGTACCCCGTGGGACCTGTGTATCCCGTGTATCCTGTATATCCTGTCGGTCCCGTGTACCCTGTGTGTCCTGTGTACCCTGTGGGACCTGTGTATCCGGTATATCCTGTGTACCCCGTGGGTCCAGTGTATCCTGTGTGACCCGTGTACCCTGTCGGTCCCGTGTATCCTGTGTAACCCGTGTACCCCGTGGGACCGGTGTATCCCGTGTATCCAGTGTACCCCGTGGGTCCCGTATACCCTGTGTGACCGGTATACCCTGTCGGACCCGTGTATCCAGTGTACCCCGTGTATCCTGTGGGTCCCGTATACCCTGTGTGACCGGTATACCCTGTCGGTCCCGTGTATCCCGTGTAGCCAGTGTATCCTGTCGGACCTGTGTATCCCGTGTATCCAGTGTATCCTGTGGGTCCCGTGTACCCTGTGTGTCCTGTGTACCCTGTGGGACCCGTATATCCCGTGTATCCAGTGTACCCTGTAGGTCCCGTATACCCTGTGTGACCGGTATACCCTGTCGGACCCGTGTATCCCGTGTAGCCGGTGTAGCCCGTCGGTCCAGTGTATCCGGTGTGACCCGTGTACCCTGTCGGTCCCGTGTATCCCGTGTAACCCGTGTACCCCGTGGGACCTGTGTATCCCGTGTATCCCGTATACCCTGTCGGTCCCGTATACCCTGTGTGACCGGTGTATCCCGTCGGTCCTATGTATCCCGTGTATCCCGTGTATCCTGTCGGCCCCGTGTACCCCGTATGGCCCGTGTATCCCGTCGGACCGATGTATCCAGTGTACCCCGTGTATCCCGTCGGACCCGTGTATCCTGTGTAGCCAGTGTATCCTGTAGGTCCAGTGTACCCTGTATGACCGGTATACCCTGTCGGACCTGTGTATCCCGTGTACCCTGTATATCCTGTCGGTCCCGTGTATCCAGTATATCCCGTGTAGCCTGTGGGACCTGTGTATCCTGTATATCCTGTGTAACCCGTCGGGCCAGTGTATCCTGTGTAGCCAGTGTATCCCGTGGGACCTGTGTATCCCGTGTGACCAGTGTACCCAGTAGGTCCTGTATAACCTGTATATCCCGTATACCCTGTCGGACCCGTGTATCCAGTGTGTCCCGTATATCCTGTCGGTCCTATGTAGCCCGTGTAGCCCGTGTATCCCGTCGGTCCTGTGTATCCCGTGTGTCCTGTGTATCCCGTGGGTCCTATGTACCCGGTGTAGCCAGTGTAGCCTGTTGGACCCGTGTAGCCTGTGTACCCCGTATATCCTGTCGGTCCAGTATATCCCGTATGACCCGTATATCCTGTCGGTCCTATGTACCCGGTGTAGCCGGTGTAACCTGTCGGACCTGTATATCCCGTGTATCCCGTGTACCCCGTTGGTCCAGTATAACCTGTGTAACCCGTATAACCCGTGGGACCCGTGTATCCAGTGTACCCCGTGTATCCTGTCGGACCTGTGTATCCAGTGTGACCGGTGTAGCCAGTGGGTCCTGTTACTGTACTCGGCGCACCCGTTGCACCCGTATATCCTGTGTATCCTGTGGGTCCCGTGTATCCTGTGTAGCCGATGTATCCAGTGTACCCCGTGTATCCGGTGGGACCTGTGTATCCCGTGTATCCTGTCGGCCCTGTGTACCCCGTATATCCTGTGGGTCCTGTGTACCCTGTGTAGCCAGTGGGACCCGTGTACCCTGTCCGTCCTGTGTACCCCGTATAGCCAGTGTATCCGGTAGGACCGGTGTCACCTGTATATCCCGTGTATCCCGTGTATCCCGTAGGACCCGTGTATCCCGTGCGACCCGTATAGCCTGTGGGTCCTGTGTATCCTGTGTATCCCGTGTATCCTGTGGGTCCTGTGTACCCCGTGTACCCTGTGGGTCCTGTGTATCCTGTGTATCCCGTGTATCCTGTCGGACCCGTGTACCCCGTGTACCCTGTGTATCCAGTGGGGCCTGTGTACCCCGTATGCCCGGTATATCCCGTAGGACCGATGTATCCCGTATATCCTGTGTACCCCGTATGCCCGGTGTACCCCGTGGGACCGATGTATCCTGTATAACCAGTGTATCCCGTATGGCCCGTATCACCAGTATATCCTGTTGCTCCAAGTCCAGTGTATCCCGTGTATCCCGTATATCCAGTTGCACCCGTATTTGTGGCGCTTCCAGCAAATCCCTGGGGACCTGTATTTCCCGTGGGTCCTTGAGGACCAGTCACTCCTTGCACTCCATCCGGTCCCTGCAGTCCAGTCGGTCCCGAGGGTCCGGTATATCCTGTGTATCCCGTGTACCCCGTGTATCCTGTCGCTCCCAGTCCAGTATATCCCGTATATCCTGTCGGACCAGTGTCTCCCGTATATCCTATGGGTCCGGTGTCTCCCTTGTTGCCCTGCGGACCTGTGTTACCCGTAGGTCCCTGAGACCCCGTCACTCCCTGCACTCCGTCGGGTCCCTGAATTCCTGTCGGGCCCGTGGGTCCCGTGTACCCTGTGTATCCTGTCGGTCCCGTGTACCCTGTGTGTCCTGTGTATCCCGTCGGTCCCGTGTATCCCGTGTATCCCGTGGCACCTGTATCACCTGTATCTCCCTTGTTGCCCTGCGGACCTGTGTTACCAGTGGGTCCCTGAGACCCTGTGACTCCCTGCACGCCATCGGGTCCTTGAATTCCTGTCGGGCCTGTGGGACCCGTGTATCCCGTGTATCCTGTCGGTCCCGTGTACCCTGTGTGTCCTGTGTATCCCGTCGGTCCCGTGTATCCCGTGTATCCAGTGGCACCTGTATCACCTGTATCTCCCTTGTTGCCCTGCGGACCTGTGTTACCAGTGGGTCCCTGGGGTCCAGTGACTCCCTGCACTCCATCTGCCCCTTGGATTCCTGTCGGTCCTGTCGGTCCCGTGTATCCCGTGTATCCTGTCGGTCCCGTATACCCCGTGTGTCCCGTGTATCCTGTCGGTCCTGTGTATCCCGTGTATCCTGTGGCGCCGGTATCACCGGTGTTTCCCTTGTTGCCCTGTCCTCCTGTGTTACCAGTGGGTCCCTGGGGTCCGGTGACGCCCTGCACTCCATCTGCCCCTTGGATTCCTGTCGGACCTGTGGGACCCGTGTACCCCGTGTATCCCGTGTAACCTGTGTACCCTGTGTGTCCCGTGTATCCTGTCGGACCTGTGTATCCCGTGTATCCTGTGGCACCGGTATCACCCGTATTTCCCTTGTTGCCCTGTCCTCCTGTGTTACCAGTGGGTCCCTGGGGTCCGGTGACTCCCTGCACTCCATCTGCCCCTTGAATTCCTGTCGGACCTGTCGGTCCCGTGTACCCCGTGTATCCCGTGTAACCTGTGTACCCTGTGTGTCCCGTGTATCCCGTCGGACCTGTGTATCCCGTGTATCCTGTGGCGCCGGTATCACCTGTGTTTCCCTTGTTGCCCTGCGGACCTGTGTTACCGGTAGGTCCCTGTAATCCCGTGACTCCCTGTACTCCATCCGGTCCCTGAATTCCTGTCGGACCTGTGGGACCCGTGTACCCCGTGTATCCTGTCGGACCCGTGTACCCTGTGTGGCCCGTGTATCCTGTCGGACCTGCGTACCCCGTGTATCCAGTGTATCCTGTGTCACCGGAGTTTCCCTTGTTTCCCGCTGGACCTGTGTTACCAGTAGGTCCCTGTGGTCCCGTGACTCCCTGCACTCCATCGGGGCCCTGCACTCCTGTCGGTCCTGACGGTCCTGTGTACCCCGTGGGACCCGTGTATCCGATATACCCTGTGTATCCTGTGTATCCCGTCGGTCCTGCGTACCCCGTGTACCCTGTATATCCTGTGTCACCGGAGTTTCCCTTGTTTCCCGCTGGACCTGTGTTACCAGTAGGTCCCTGCGATCCTGTGACTCCCTGCACTCCATCGGGTCCCTGCACTCCTGTCGGACCTGTTGGTCCTGTGTACCCCGTGGGACCCGTGTATCCGATATACCCTGTGTATCCTGTGTATCCCGTCGGTCCTGCGTACCCCGTGTACCCTGTATATCCTGTGTCACCGGAGTTTCCCTTGTTTCCCGCTGGACCTGTGCTGCCGGTAGGACCCTGAGACCCCGTGACTCCCTGCACTCCATCGGGTCCCTGGAGTCCCGTCGGTCCTGTTGGTCCTGTGTATCCCGTGTACCCTGTCGGTCCCGCGTTTCCCGTGTACCCCGTTGGACCCGTGTACCCCGTTGTTCCAGCATACCCTGTGTATCCCGTGTACCCCGTTCCGCCCGCGTTTCCGTCGTTTCCCTGTCGACCCGTGTTGCCAGTGGGGCCCTGGGGACCCGTGACTCCCTGCACGCCATCGGGTCCTTGAATTCCTGTCGGTCCCGTGGGTCCCGTGTACCCTGTGTATCCTGTGTATCCAGTTGCTCCTGTGTTCTCTGCACTACCTGGCACGCCCCTAGGTCCAGTCGATCCCGTGGGACCCGTGGGACCCGTTGATCCCGTGGCTTGCGCGAGGCCGTCCGCTCCCCGGGGACCTGTCGCTCCTGTTGGGCCTGTGTTTCCACTCTCGCCCTGTGGACCCGTGTATCCCGTATACCCACTATGACCTGTGTATCCTGTGGGACCCACGTCGCCCGTGTATCCTGTGTATCCTGTGGCACCAACTGCTCCAGTGTACCCCGTGTACCCCGTAGGACCCGTGTACCCCGTGTACCCCGTAGGACCCGTGTATCCCGTGTACCCCGTAGGACCCGTGTACCCTGTACGTCCCGTGTATCCTGTCGGACCCGTGTACCCAGTGTACCCCGTGTATCCCGTCGGTCCTGTGTATCCGGTTCCACCACCACCGCCACTCCCAGGATCTCCCTTTTCTCCCTTGGGACCCGTCGCGCCCGTGTATCCCGTGTATCCAATCATTCCCGTCGGTCCCGTGTACCCTGTCGCACCTGTGTTTGCCGCTGTTCCCGGCGGACCCGTCGTCCCCGTAGGACCGGTGTACCCTGTGAATCCCGCATATCCCCGCGGACCCGTGTACCCAGTATATCCAGTGTACCCGGTGTACCCAGTATCTCCCTGGCGCCCTGGCAACCCTGTATCACCAGGCAGTCCTGGAGGTCCTGGATTACCGATACCACCTTGTTGACCCCTGGGTCCTGTGGGTCCAGTGTATCCTGTGTATCCTGTATACCCCGTATATCCCGTTGCACCCGTGTTGGTTGCTGTACCTGCCTCTCCCCTGGGACCTGTCGCTCCCGTCGGACCCGTGGGACCGGTAAACCCCGTCGATCCCGTGTACCCACGAGGCCCCGTGTATCCGGTGTATCCCGTATATCCCGTTGCACCGGTGTACCCCGTGTCTCCCGTCCGACCCGGAGACCCCGTATCACCCGGGAGTCCAGCAGGACCCGGGTTGCCAACTCCTCCGCGATCTCCCCTGGGTCCCGTGGGTCCAGTGGCACCCGTGTATCCCGTGTACCCGGTGTATCCCGTTGCACCCGTATTCTCTGCCGTGCCCGCGTCTCCCTTGGGTCCGGTCGCGCCTGTGGGACCCGTGAAACCGGTAAACCCCGTCGACCCCGTGTACCCACGAGGACCCGTGTACCCTGTATACCCTGTGTATCCCGTCGAACCCGTGTACCCTGTGTCTCCCGTCCGACCCGGAGACCCCGTATCACCCGGAAGTCCAGCAGGACCTGGATTACCCACACCGCCCTGGTCTCCCCTGGGTCCTGTGGGTCCGGTGGCGCCGGTATATCCGGTGTATCCGGTGTATCCTGTTGCACCCGTATTGGTTGCTGTGCCAGCCTCGCCCCTAGGTCCGGTTGCGCCTGTCGGACCCGTGAACCCAGTAGGACCCGTATATCCAGTAAACCCGCGAGGACCCGTGTAACCCGTGTACCCCGTGTATCCTGTCGGACCAGTGTACCCCGTATCTCCCTTCTGACCTGGAGTTCCCGATTCACCGGGCTGACCCGCTGGACCTACATCACCGATGGCTCCTCGATCTCCCTTGGGTCCCGTGGGTCCGGTATATCCGGTGTACCCAGTCGGTCCAGTGGACATCGTCTATTGTTCTACTACATCAATTTTACAATCGAGATAATTGCGGATACACTGCTGCTGCCTCCAAGCGCGGACGGAAGTCCGGAAGACGTATGCCAATACAACCGAAGTGCAAAATTTGTGGTCTCTGCAGGATTGACAAAGGCGTGCAGGAGAGAAATACCGCCGCCGTAGGGCGAGGTTGGTTGTCCGACGGCAACTACGTTGTAACTCGACGACGTAGAGTACTGACCGAGGGCAAGAACAAAACTCACCTGGTTCGAATTGGATCCAGGATCAACGTTGTGAGCATTCTTCGCTGTGATAAAAAATGCCCCCGCCGGGAGTTGAAACGAGGGCGATGAGTTGCCGAAGTCTAGTTGGAGAACAACCAGGTCATCGGAGTACTTATTCAACTCTCGATTCTGGGCGGCGTTCAGTCCCGCCACGGACCTGGATACGGGGGGTCCAGCAAGACCTCCGTACCCCGTCACAATGGTTGACACATGATTCGTAAGACTGGGATAGGCAGAACCACCGTACAAGTTCAAAACACTCCCAAATGACGATGGGGTAAATGTCGGTGGCGCGAAGGTTTGTATCTCTGCAGCATGTGTGCCTTGAACCCCTCGCGGACCCGTGTATCCTGTCGGACCTGTGGGTCCAGGGGGTCCAGCAGGACCCTGTTCTCCACGACCACCCTGTACGGTACCACCACTTATACCCTTCGGTCCCGTATAACCGGTGTATCCCGTGTACCCGGTATCTCCTGTATAACTCTCGCCGCCTAGAGTCGAAAAGACGAGACTCAGAGTAGAATTGTTTGCGATCTTGTAGTCTGCCAGCGTGCGTCCATCCCAGAGAGGTTTACCCGACAAGGCAAGACGCTGAATACCCACGGGAATTCCTTTCAGGTGTTGAATTCGCTCTTTGATGTGATGAATCATATCGAATCCATCAACGGTCATCGCCACCGTGCCGGACGGCGTACGTACGAAGATTTGCATGTCTTTGCATACCTAACGAGAAATCAATACATCAAACGAGACACGGGGTGCGGATTCTTCTACCCAAGACATTTCCTGCTCTAAACATCAAATGACCGACGAAGCTTACACCGGCGGTACGGGATACACGGGATACACAGGAGATACAGGACCACATGGAATTTACAATTACGGATACCCGGGACCTACGGGACCTACGGGAATTCCGGGCGTGGCAGGACAACAGGGACCGAGAGGATTTCCGGGGATTCCCACAAAACCTCTGGGTGTGGCAATCTTTACCGCTCAAACGCAGGGAGGCGACGTATCTTACACAATTGCGGCAGATCAGACAGATTTTCCCGTCAATCTTTATGATGTTTTAGGACCCGACCCCACTGCCCCATTTGGAATACCGGGGTTAGTTTTTACCGATGGACTCGGCGGGGGCGATTTTGCGCCGGGGAATATTATCACGATCCCTGCTGGAACGTATTACGTCGAGGCAGCAGTGAATATCGGTTCGTCGGATTTCAGCAACGCCGATTTAAGCTTTAGCGGAAAACGGCTTGCTCTGTTTTTGGATAATACGTCGGGACAGCAAAACCTGTGTGGTCTGCTTATCAATCCGGAAGCACCGACAACGGTATACCTCTCTTCATACCTCACCGTTACCGCAACGACAAATTATACCTTCCATATGAAGAGCAGCGGGAGGTTCACCCAAGTTGAATCAACGTACAGGTGGTTCAGTAGTCCTAACTTGAGTACGTATTCGGCGGGGGGGAACACGACGACTCTTACAGATAGTTCGTTTCAGAACTCGGTGATCTCGTTCATAAAAATCGCGTAAACAATTCCCTCTATACGATAAATGGGTGATTATTACACAGGTGACACCGGGTATACGGGGTACACTGGTTATACGGGTCCTCGAGGCGATGACGCTCCCATCGGACCGACGGGTATCCAGGGTGTGCAGGGTCCCCAGGGGCCCCTGGGTCCTATAGGACCTCGTGGAGCACGCGGATTTCCTGCCTTCCCGTTCCCGGGCGCCCAGGTATCTCTTCAAACCTTCGCAAATACCGACAGCGTCCAAGGGGACGGGGCAACGCCCGTCAACCGGGTGTTTACGGCCACCGCGACATACAATGCGCCGGCACTGAACTCGTCGGGGTATTCGTTGACGATCCCCGGATTGCGCGTTTTCGTTGAAACCGTCGGAGGCACCCAGCAGTCTTTCATCCTTGACAAGGGAACCTATTTCATTCAGGCGGCAGCGACGGTGTCCTCTGCTGTAACAAGTTCATCATACCTCATTCTCTCTCAACCTATCCTTAGTTTTTATATTGACATTGCCAAGGGACCCACCATTGTCGGGGCGGGTGTTGCCACTCTGGATTTGGTGCTTGTTAATGATAGCGACGCTAGACCCCTAATTCTTCGTCACACAGGTGTGAACTCGGGAACAACGATTGGACCCTCGGGCACTATTGACAGCCTGACACCGCCCAACGTGGTTATTTCTTTCATGAAGATATAAGACAGTACTATAAACATGGACACAGGTGCTACTGGACCGAGTGATTTTACGGGTGCTACAGGACCCACAGGACCCTTTGGCGATACCGGACCCGACCTCAGCATGTTCCCGTCTGCGGCCACGGGACCGGTTGAACCCCCGCACATTGCGACCCTGGAGGAGTTGATGGCAAGTTATGGGGCGATTGTCAACAAGGAGGCAGAGGACCGCACAACCCTTGCTCCTCTCTTGAACGAGTCGCGCGAGACCCTGCGCGTGCCCCTGTTCCAGTGGGCGTCGGCGGGGTTCCCGAATATCTGGGTCGCCCAGACCTTCACCCTCGAGGTGCCCCCGACGTGTTCGGATGGCATCTCGAGGAATATTTACGAGTATTTTGAGTATTGTTTGGGTACAAACATGGCTGACCTGATTGCAACAATTCAGGCGAAGGTCACCGGAATTCAGTTTTCGTACTCCTTCCAGGGGAATACTTTGCGTTTGCACGTGAGTAAGGCGTGAGGATTACGAAGGTGAAATAGCACCGGGTACTGTGTATGATCCCTTATATTTGGCCACACCCACATAAATGCGCACATCTTGGATATATGCGGATGCCGAGCGTTCTCCGCTTCCGTCGTTGGGAGGCAACCATTGGTAGTCGCCTATACGTAGATTCTGGGTAAGAGGTGTGCGAATCACTGTGTAATTATTCGTGCTTGTTGCTACCTGAGAACCATCCAAGAACAGAGCGAAGGTATTTCCATAACGCTCCAGGGCACAGTGATGCCAGGTATTTATGGAGGGGACGCTTCCGTTTGTCATTGCTACCGGCCATCCACTGCCTGAACTCGCATACGCGTACAGGTAATTGTTGGTCTCTAGAATAATAATCCAACCGCTAGATTGGTCCTTCGAATATGTACCCGATGCGTCACCCGAATGAGTTAACAGACACTGATAACCAACGTTGTTCGCCGTGAGATAAAACCAGAACTCTACGGTGAAATCAGATCCGCCCACTGCAACCGTGTTATTCAGATTTGACGTTCCGGCGAAGGCAATGTACTTCTTGCTTGTGTAGGGTGATACATCGAGGGACTGAGTGTAAAACTTTGATGCTGACGATGTGAGTGCGGCACTGTTCACAGCCGTGGGTGTAAGGTTTGTTCCATATTGGCGGATGTACGCAGATACATCGTTGAATCCCCAGGTTGCGTTCAAGGGCGCGGCCAGAACAAGAAATTGCGCGTATGGGTCTGGATTGAATGACGATGCACCGTATAACGTCAACGATACCTGTGTCTTTGAGAAACGGGATGCAAAGGCATTGAAGTTGTTGATAAGTTCATTCGACTGTAGACACCGAGAGTACACGTTAAGAACAGAAATATCAAAGTTACCGAATGTCGAAGACCCATATCCTCCGGCTGTTCCAAAGTATCCACTTTGTGCAGATGTGGTCACGGCGTTCTGACCTCCCAGATAGATTGGATTTCCCGTCGGGAATTGTCCTTGGGTCATCACCATTCCGGTCTGCACTGTGTCAACAAATACCCGTGTCCCCGTGTTAAAACTCGAGGTCATGGTTACCTCATGCCACAATCCATCGTTAACGAGCGCACTCGTCGGGGCGGTTTGATTGGATTGGTCTGCTGTTGGACCCATTCCACTCCACGCACCCGCGTATCCCGCGCCAATGGTAACACCCAGATCGCGATCGGGCGCTGTCGGGCATCCAACGCCCCAGATATGGGGCTTTTGATAGAATGTAGCGTTATCCGCTGTTGTCGTTGTACGAATCCAGGCAGTCACGGTGAAACTTCCCTGATTGAGTAAGAAATAACTACCGTAACCCGAGGTTCCGTTGAATGTAATGTACCCCGGGTTTCCGCTCACGACTGTGGGAGTGTTTGTCAATGTGATGTTGTTCGTCAATTTGTTGTCCACAAGGGTTGGCAGTGTGGTGGGTGTTGCTGTCGCATCAAAGTTGTATGTCAGACCATTCGCAATCGCCGGCGTGTGCACCCATCCCAAATAGGTGGGGATACTCCTAAAGGGGTGAGGTATGTAATATGGTTGTGTACTCGGTAAGAGTGGACGGAGACCCCACTTGTTTGCGAGGTACCCTTCGATTTGTTGACGTTGAAAACTCGTAAGGGCACTTGAAAAGACAATGACCTCCGCAATGTTTCCGATAAAGTATCGTGACAAGAAGGTACTTGATAGAGAGACACGACTAGAACCACTGCGGGTTGAACTAAACGCGGAACTAATCATATGATATGTTGTATATGTTGAGCTCGATGATGGAACAGAGTTAGTCCCGTTGACGTAGTACCTGCCGCTATACCCAATGTCGTTGGCGTCGCCGCTATTTAGGATGTTGTTATAGTATCGAATCGAATAGTCACCTGGACCGCCACTGTCGTCTGGAAGGGCAAAGACCATGCCGATTCCAGCACTTGGAAACGATATAAACCGTGCAACAACAAACACTGTTGTTTGGTCTGCGCTGTATGATATAGCAGACCCGGTAACAAGAACATTCCCGTTTGGAAACGATACAACTGTATTTGAGGTGTACGAGCTATCCGAGATGAGGGCGTTTTGCCCGCCGGTCGACACACCAAGGTGCGTTCCGTTTCCTGACTTGTCGCGCCACTGTGTAATGTATCCTCCAGATGTTGTTATGCTCGAAGAATCGGCGCCGTCAAACCACAGCCTACACCCCGAAATTGCTGTGGGACTTGGGATGCCGGTCAGATAGCCCGTCAATCCCCACTTCTGAGCGAGGTATCCCTCCACCTGTTGGCGTTGAGACGCGGTGAGTGCTGTGTCATATATGAGGAGTTCTCCGAGATAGGAATTGGAGGATACAGAATTAGCGCCGCCACGACCGTTTATGTACAGATTTGCCGTGATAGGTGTTGTGCCCGACTGCGTTGCCCCCGATGCCACCAGCGCCCCGTTCACATAGTAGGCCATTGTACTTGAATTGGCGGGGTCGGGGTTAATTCCTGTGGTCATTTGCCACACGTTGCTAACAGTGACGTTTCCATAATTGACAGGGACTTGACCACTCCCTGTGTTAATTGCAAAGTTGTTGCCACCGCCCATGTAGAAATAGAATCCGGGGTTTGAGTTTTCGTTGGCACCGTGCTCAATGAATGTGCCGTATGACGATTGATTGATTGAATAACAGACCTCGAAAATACTCATCGTCTGTGCAAGAACAAAGTTTGTGATGACCGAACCATTTCCTGCTGAATATTGTACTGCGTTACCCACGAGAGGCGCATTCGTTACCCACGACGGCGCAGCGACCGAGTTCGAAAAGGAGGTGGCCGTATATCCGTTCCCCGACTTGTCACGCCACGCTGTCATGGTGGTTGTGCCCGTCACCGTTGAACTGTCTGCTCCGTCTAACCAAAGACAGCACCCTCCAATATCTGTAGGTAGGAACGGTCGTGTGAAAGTCGGCCTTGCAATCAGAACAGCGGGGACAATGACAACGAGTCCGTTAGACCCAGGGTTTGCATACCCGCTTCCCGATCCACTCACGTTGCTACCACCCTTTCCGGCGCCGTTCGCATAGTATGGCGAACCTGTGTTGGGTGCCTGGTTTCCATCCGACGAGGTATATCCAAAGACGCCCTGCCCGAGGATTAGCGCTAGATTCGCCGTATACGATGAACCGCCACCACCACCGCCGTATCCGCCCCCGCCGCCACCGTAATATCCGCCGCCGCCGCCACCAGCATAACTGTTTGTCGAACCGTTGCCACCCGTGTACTGACTACCATTTTGACCCGGGCTCGGGGAAGCATTTGGTCCTCCGACCTGCCCGCCCCCCTGTCCTCCTGCCGTCTGCGTTCCTCCGTTGCCGTCGCCACCAGGACTTGCCCCTCCAGTACCACCCGTTATAAGACCTCCCGCGCCGCCTATCGCACCACCGCCCGCTCCACCTCCACCTCCAGCAGTTACGTAGTCAGTACCCGCGGTGACTTGGATTGCCGATCGTCCTCCACCGGCGCCACCATACCACAAGTCAACCCAATACCCGCGACCGCCGCCGCCATAGGTGGTTGCCGAGGCGTTCCACCCTCCTTGACCTACAAGAACTGTGAGAACTTGTCCGGGAGTCACAGACATTGTCCCTTGCACCATCGCACCTGCACCTCCGTAGGTGCTGTAGATACGATCAGGATTTCCTTGACCACCTGCACCCCATAGATAAACATTGAGGGCATTGATGCCCGTGGGTACAGTATAGGTTTGGGATCCGCCAGTGTAAGAAAAGGTTGTCGGTGTCCCCGTATATCCATATAACCACTTTTGTGTCAAGTATTGCTCAATTTGTTGACGCTGTCCGGTTGTCAACACATTGTTGTACCATAAGAACTCACCAATGTATCCGCTAAAGGTATACGTTGTACCGAAGTTATACGAGGTAAACGTGAATGCCGGTGAACCAACGCCACCACTTATAGCGAGGGCGCCATTCACGTAGAACTTTGTCGACGAACTACCGACCGTCACTGAAATAACAATAGGGGACCCAAAACTATACGCGTAACTAGTCCACGATGTTCCAGACGAATACCCATACATATTATTGTTGCCATTGTCGAACTCTATCATGAAGTTGCCGCCGCCGTTGTCCTGTCCGGGGCCGGTATTGAAAAAACGCGGATAATACCCCGACGAGGTAATTCGTATAACCAAAAACATGGTAAATGACTGCGAGGTCGGCAGGTTTCCTGTTATTGACGACGACGAACCCACCCCCCGAAATCCATTGATTACGTTTTGGGAAACGGAGACAGCACTCGCGTTGTTGCCGTTTCCTGATTTATCAGGCCAACTGCTTGAAGACCCTACTGGTAACGACTGCGCGTCAAGCCATACTTGACATCCAGCGATACTTAGGGGATTGAATCCCGAGTACTGCTTGGTCGTCCCCAAGATTGTGGGCATACCTTGTTTGAGCGTTCAGAAGAAAGTATACGCGTTAGAACCCGAGGTATTGCTGGTAAACATGATGGTCGTGCTGTTAGCCGGTGGGATGCTGATTGTTCCGGATCCTCCTCCTCCCGTCCCCGTGTACGTGGTCGTGATAGTGAGGTAGGATGAGGTGTTATTACGCAAGACCCAGAATGCATTGGAATCCGTTGAGTATGTCGACGACGGCAGAGTGAGCGTATTGAATCCAGAATTGGTGATATTGAAGTACGTCCCGTAGTTTGTGTTTGTGATGGCAGGAGTTGTACCGGTTGGCAGCAGGGAGGTTCCTGACACGTTGGAGAAGAGGGGGCGGAATCCGTTGGAGATTGTGAGACCGTTGTTGATGGTGGCGTTGGATGACACCGTAAGGTTACCTGTTGTTGTCAGAGTTGTTCCGTCGAAGGTCAGGTTCGGTTGTGCGATTGCCGAGGTTGTGCTTGCACCGTTTGCGGTGAGGACGCGACTCGTTGCGGGAGTTGTGATGGCCGAGAATCCTGCGCCCGTCGGTCCTGTGGGACCTGTGTATCCCGTGTATCCTGTGGGTCCTGTGTACCCTGTGTACCCTGTGGGTCCCGTATATCCTGTGTACCCTGTGGGTCCGGTATACCCTGTGTACCCTGTGGGTCCTGTGTATCCCGTGTATCCTGTGGGCCCTGTGTACCCCGTGTACCCTGTCGGACCCGTGTAACCCGTGTACCCTGTGGGTCCGGTATACCCTGTGTACCCTGTGGGTCCTGTGGGTCCTGTGTATCCTGTGTATCCTGTGGGTCCCGTATACCCTGTGTATCCGGTAGCGCCCCAGGTTACCACAGTTCCTGCGTTGTTGACCGTGTAGAAGTTACCCGAGGCATCCGTACCAAGTCGAGCACCTGTCACTCCAAAGTAGATGCCTGTGGGACTGGTGAAGCGACCCGCACCGGAGACGTCCAAGGGGAAAGCAGGCTGAGTCTGGTTGATACCGACGTTACATGCGGTGAATCGTAGGTTGGAGGTGGCAGAGACGGCAAAGTTGAACGAGGCATCTGTGGTGAGTGTGCCGTACTGTACGTAGGAACTCCCGAAGAAGGTCGCAACGAAGACTCCCGATCCACCAGATCCGCCAGACCCCGTGGCACCTGCGCCGCCGCCGCCGCCGCCCGTATTCGCTGTCGCCGAAGTAGCAGCAACTGAAGCTGAGTTCCCTCCCGTGCCACCTCCCGAGGTTCCTGCGCCGCCGCCAGCGCCACCAAACGCGGGGGAAGCGCCGCCGCCGCCACCACCACCATAGGCCACATTGCCGAAGGTCAACCCAACGCCGCCATTGGTTCCAGGTGCAGGACCCGACCCCACACCACTAGGAAACCCACCAATACCGCCGCCGCCGCCGCCGCCGCCCGGGGTTCCACCTCCCGCGTTCGCACCCGTAGACCCGTTGAATCCTTGGTTTCCTGTTCCCGCGGTACCATTGTTCTGCGACGCTCCACCACAACCTCCTGAACTGCCGTCGCGGGCAGGCGCTGCATTTCCAGCGCCGCCTCCGTTTGCAGTTATCAAGATAGAACCGCCGTTCACTCCGAAGGTTGTAACGGTTCCGTTGCTGCCCCCTGAGACTCCTGCCACACCACCACTGCCAACCACAATGTTATAGCTCGCCCCAGCAAAGATGCTGGGCGCTGCAGGTCCAATCTGACTGTTACACATGTAAGTGGATGTATTGGTCTGCAAACCTCCTGCACCGCCGCCGCCACTTCCGTATCCGTTGTTGCCGCCTGCTCCGCCACCACCCACGGCGAAATACTGCATCGACACGTTCGAGGTAAAGGTCAGGGTACCTGAGGTATTGAAGGCGTAGTAAATCTGTCCGTTCGATGTGGTCGATGTGTAGGACCCGGTGTATGTGAAGGGCGGGGTTGTCACAGGCGCACCCGAGGTCAACTTGGCGACCGAGGCAGTTCCCACGTTACCGATCGTGCCACCGTAGGTATCGATGTTGTAGAGGGGGAGGGTTGTACCAATGCCTATGTTCGAGGAGACAAAGAGGTTGCTGGTGAACCGACCCGACCCCGACACGTCCAGATTGTATCCGGGAGCGTTCGTACCCACACCCAGGTTTGTGCCGTCAAACACCAAGCTCGTCTGTGCGTTGGCCGTGGTCGTGCTTGTTCCGTTCGCTGTCAGAACGCGATTGGCTGCAGGTGTGTTGATTGCGGAGAATCCAGGTCCAGTGTATCCCGTGTATCCTGTCGGCCCTGTGTATCCCGTATATCCTGTCGGCCCTGTGTATCCAGTGTACCCCGTCGGTCCTGTGTATCCCGTATATCCTGTCGGCCCTGTGTAACCCGTGTACCCTGTGGGTCCTGTGTACCCTGTGTACCCTGTGGGTCCTGTGTACCCTGTGTATCCGGTAGCGCCCCAGGTTACCACAGTTCCTGCGTTGTTGACCGTGTAGAAGTTACCCGACCCATCGATACCCAAACGTGCACCAGTGACTCCAAAGTAGATACCTGTGGGACTGGTGAACCGACCTGTTCCGCTGACGTCCAGAGGATAGAGGGGTGTTGTCTGGTTAATGCCGACGTTGGAAGCGGTGAGTCGCATATTCGAATTTGCCGAGAGTGTCAAGTTAAATGATGTATCTGAGGATAGATTCCCCAGTGCGGTTAGGGCTCCTGCGAGTTGATACACGAGAATCACGATACCCGATCCGCCCGCTCCGCCCGCTCCGCCGCCCGAACCACCGCCCCCGCCCCCGCCGCCCGAGTTCGCTGGGGCAGCCTGTCCCGCGACGCCGTTATTATTACCACCTACCGTACCACTACCCAACCCCCCCACACCGTTAGCGGTGTATCCACCTGCACCGCCGCCGCCAGAGTAATAGGTGCTCGTCACACCATCGGTGAGAGTAAAGGGCAGACCATTGCCGCCATTACCTGAGGCAGATGATGCGCCCACGGCGCCCATACCGCCGCCGCCGCCGCCGAGAGCGCCCGGTCCGCCTTGTCCGCCTGCATTTCCAGCAGGAGACGCTGCCGAGAGGAAGGCTTGAGTTGCCGATCCTCCAGCTGCTGCGCCGTTTTGTCCGCCACCGCCGCCGCCGCATCCTCCCGAGTTTCCAACTTGAAGTGAAACAGTGCCATTGAACCCGCCGCCGCCGCCGCCACCAATTCCCGTAAAGGTTGTGCCGCCAATGGTGATATATGAGTTGCTCCCGTTTCCACCCGAGTTGTTTACGACTGGTGCTCCGGCACCGCCTGCGCCGACGAATACCGTGTAGGTTCCGGGGGGGATGGTGACGTTGGATACATAGACAAGACCACCACCACCACCACCACCACCCGAGTATCCGCCGCCGCCGCCACCACCGCCCACGACGAGGATTTGTGCAGTAATGGAATTTGACAACACAGTCAGGGTGTTTGAACCCGTCGCTGTGAACCTCCGCGACTGATATGTAATCGCGTTCGAAACAAAGGTGTTTGATGCGGATCCTCCCGAGTTACAATCAGCGCCGGGAAGAAGGCGGGAGAACGTCTCAGTGATCACGTTACCTATGGTTCCTCCCGCTAAGTCCAGATTGTATGCTGGATTTATCGTACCAATACCCACATTGCTGTTGCTGATGACCATGCGCGTCACACCCGAGGTATCGAACGCCAACTGCGACCCACCTGCCAGGTGCATGCCCGAGGACGGGTCAGCAGAGAAACTGTACGCCGGAGCGGTCGCTGTTCCAGCCACATCGGTCACTGCCTGACCTGCCACACGCGATCCCGGGATCAGACGGTAGTTCGACCCTGTCCACAGAATCGATGCTGTGGCGTTCGAGGGCAAGAACAAACTCGACCCCGCACCCGATCCACTTGTGTACGTGATGCTCGGAGTCAGGTTCCCACCCGAGCTGTTCTGGAAGGACCAGTACGTTCCCGCATCTGCCAAGGCCTGCGAGGGCAGGGTGATTGAGGTCAGACTGGCGGAAATGTTGTACAGCGTCGAGTACGTGTTCGTGCTTGTCGTGAGAGAGGTCGTCGTGACGTTCGAGGTAATCAAGTGCGTTTCCGTGGGTGCCACCAGGCGGATCTTGTTCGAGTACGTGTTGTTGTTCGAAAGGACCACGTTGTAACTCGCATCGATGGATACCGCTCCGAAGGTCGTGATCGGGCCCGTCGCCCCGCTCAGAGGGAAGGAGAAGCGTGCCGCACTGGTATAGTAGTTCTGTGCCACCTCCGCAGCACTCAGCGCACGAGAGTACAGACGAACCAGTCCCACATACCCACTCAGGAAGGCGGTGGTGTTTGTTCCCAGCTTGTTCTTCATGATCTCCATACCCGTCGCACCTCCCGAGGTGTTGGCGTTGGTAAAGGACTGCGTCGCGCTCGAGACACCGTTGAGATACACTATCTGCTGCGTTGTGTTGTAGGTCGCCACGATGTGGTACCAGTTGCCTGCCGTGAGTGACGGTGTCGTGGCCGCTGAGGACACCACCGTGAACACCACGGGACCACTCGCACCTATCGCATAGGGAATGGTCGACGCTCCCGTGGGGTTGATATCCGCAATCAGCGATTCGCCACCCGAGGAGTAGTCCGCGGTGTAATAGTACCACATCTCGACCGTCAGAGATCCCGTGAGCTGGTAGGCGCAGGTACCGTAGTTGCTCTGGGACCTCTGGAAGTACAGACTGCCTCCTCCAAAGGTCGGGGAGTAGACAGGTGTTGTGGTTCCAAACAGGGTCATGTTGCTGGTGCCGCCAACAAGGTTCGTCCACGTCGATCCCGAACCCGGGTACGAGGACGAGTTTCCGGCATCCAAGAAGTAGACCAGTCCCGAGGTCGTGTATCCTCCCGTCACGTAGGGGCGCTCCAGGTACACGTTCGCGACGTTGTTGAGAGAGTTCGCACTGAGGTCCACTGTCTGGTATGCCTGATAGGTCGACCATGCCGATCCGCCGCCCGATCCACTACCCGAACCACCGACCGCCGTTGTCGTACCTGCGGTATTCACCGTGAAGAAGTTGCCCGAGGCATCCACGATAAGTTTGGCAGTACCAAAGAAGATCGAGCTACTTGTCGTCCCTCCCGTCGGGCCCAGGTACAGATTGCGGAAGGTGGAGCTCGACGAACCCAGATCGTACGACTGGTTCGCGTTCGGGATAATGGTCTGTGTTGCCGTACCTCCCAGGGTGCCCGTAGCACCTGTATACCCGGTGTACCCCGTCGGACCTGTCTGTCCCGTGTACCCCGTATACCCTGTCGGGCCTGTGTATCCTGTGTATCCTGTGTACCCGGTGGGCCCGGTGTATCCTGTGTACCCCGTGTACCCTGTCGGCCCGGTGTACCCGGTGTAGCCCGTGTATCCCGTGGGACCCGTGTAGCCCGTGTATCCGGTGTAGCCCGTGGGACCCGTAAATCCAGGTCCGTACGCAATCAGATGCGCACTAAACCAGGTGCCCTGCCCCGTTGCGCTACCTTGCTGCAGTGTTTGTCCACCCGAGTTTGCCGTAAACGCTGTGAAACTCACATAATCCGTGCTTCCGTTGAGGTACACCATCTTCGTTCCCGACATAGACAGCCCGATGTTGCTGTTTGGAATCGTATTTTGGAGGATGATGAAGGTGCTGTTCGAATTCTTGATGGCCTGCAAGTTATCCTGGTTACTCGTGGTGCTTCCAGCAGCCCACCATCCACCCAAGGAGAGCTCGTAGTATCCCCCCACTGTCGGTTGAATGCGAGACGACGAGGTGTAGGCGCCCGTTCCACCCACTCCCGCATTCTTGAACCATCCTTGGGGATCAAAGTCGCTCGTGAAGGGAATGATGTAATTGTTGGTGTTTGCTGATACGGTAAGGTCGCCGCCCAGAAGACCCTGCACAACATACTGGCTCGGTGCGAGACTCGAGGCCGGGCCCTGCGGTCCGGTGTATCCCGTGTATCCTGTGTATCCTGTCGGTCCTGTCACAGTGCTCGCCGCACCGGTATAGCCCGTGTATCCAGTCGGTCCTGTGTATCCGGTATATCCCGTGTAGCCTGTGGGACCTGTGTATCCGGTATAACCCGTGTAGCCCGTAGGACCAGTGTATCCTGTATAACCCGTGTATCCAGTCGGTCCTGTGTATCCTGTGTAGCCCGTGTAACCCGTTGGTCCCGTATACCCTGTATAACCCGTGTATCCAGTCGGACCTGTATATCCCGTGTATCCCGTGTACCCCGTGGGACCGGTGTAGCCTGTGTACCCAGTATATCCTGTGGGTCCCGTATACCCTGTGTGACCCGTGTATCCCGTTGGTCCCGTGTAACCTGTGTACCCAGTGTAACCCGTAGGACCTGTGTATCCAGTGTACCCAGTGTACCCAGTGTACCCCGTCGGTCCTGTGTATCCCGTGTAGCCGGTATAACCCGTGGGTCCGGTGTATCCTGTATAACCCGTGTATCCAGTCGGACCTGTATATCCCGTGTAGCCAGTGTACCCCGTCGGACCCGTGTATCCCGTGTATCCCGTGTAACCCGTAGGACCCGTGTATCCCGTATAGCCTGTGTACCCCGTCGGTCCTGTGTATCCCGTATATCCTGTATAGCCTGTCGGACCCGTGTACCCAGTATAGCCTGTGTACCCCGTCGGTCCGGTGTATCCTGTATATCCCGTGTACCCAGTCGGACCCGTGTATCCCGTGGGACCTGTGTATCCCGTGTATCCCGTGTATCCCGTAGGACCCGTGTAACCTGTGTACCCGGTGTATCCCGTAGGACCCGTGTATCCAGTGTGTCCCGTATATCCTGTCGGTCCTGTATATCCCGTGTACCCCGTGTATCCGGTGGGACCTGTGTATCCCGTGTAGCCGGTGTATCCTGTAGGACCCGTATATCCCGTGTACCCCGTGTATCCCGTCGGACCCGTGTATCCTGTATAACCCGTGTATCCTGTGGGACCTGTGTAGCCTGTGTATCCAGTGTATCCTGTCGGTCCGGTATATCCTGTGGGACCCGTATAACCCGTGTAGCCGGTGTATCCCGTAGGACCCGTATAACCCGTGTATCCAGTGTAGCCGGTCGGTCCCGTGTATCCGGTGTACCCCGTGTACCCCGTCGGTCCCGTGTATCCAGTGTAACCCGTGTAGCCCGTAGGTCCGGTATATCCTGTGTACCCTGTATACCCCGTAGGACCTGTGTATCCTGTGTATCCTGTATACCCCGTAGGACCTGTGTATCCTGTGTATCCTGTATACCCCGTAGGACCCGTGTACCCGGTGTAACCCGTATATCCTGTGGGTCCGGTATAACCTGTGTACCCCGTGTACCCTGTCGGCCCCGTGTATCCAGTGTATCCTGTATATCCCGTAGGACCCGTGTACCCCGTACGACCCGTATAACCTGTGGGTCCGGTGTATCCTGTGTAACCCGTATAGCCCGTGGGTCCCGTATCACCCGTGTATCCCGTGTATCCGGTGGGTCCAGTGTACCCGGTATAACCCGTGTAGCCCGTAGGACCCGTGTACCCCGTGCGACCCGTGTACCCTGTGGGACCCGTGTACCCCGTGTATCCAGTATATCCTGTCGGTCCTGTGTCACCCGTGTAACCAGTATACCCTGTAGGTCCTGTGTACCCCGTGCGCCCCGTATACCCTGTTGGTCCCGTGTATCCGGTGTAGCCAGTGTACCCCGTGGGACCTGTATCACCCGTGTATCCTGTGTACCCGGTCGGCCCTGTGTACCCTGTACGTCCCGTGTACCCTGTCGGACCGGTATATCCCGTGTATCCCGTGTACCCCGTCGGACCTGTGTAGCCCGTGTAGCCTGTGTACCCCGTAGGACCTGTGTATCCCGTAAATCCAGTGTATCCAGTAGGACCAGTGTATCCTGTGTAGCCAGTGTACCCAGTGGGACCTGTGTATCCAGTGTGTCCTGTGTATCCAGTGGGACCCGTATATCCCGTGTATCCCGTGTACCCTGTGGGACCCGTATATCCAGTGTGTCCTGTGTATCCAGTGGGACCCGTGTATCCTGTGTATCCCGTGTACCCCGTCGGTCCTGTCGGACCTGTTACAAAACTCGGGGCACCCGTTGGACCCGTGTATCCCGTGGAACCCGTGTACCCCGTCGGACCTGTATCGCCTGTGTACCCCGTGAATCCAGTGGGGCCGACGGATCCCACGGCGACGAGCGTGGTGTGGAGGTGCGACAGAGTGCCGTTACGCATGGCGATGGTGAGAGGGCTGCTGGTACCCGTTGTCACGTAGATATTGATAACCAGACTGGTCGTGTAGGTGTGAGAGGGGACGTACAAACTGTAGGTGTACTGTTGGAGAGACGAGGTGTTGATGATGGTCGCGGTTCCTATGGTTCCCGAGGCAACCGTGAAGGACCCGTCTTGAACCGTAAAGTAGAAGACTGCGGGTGCAGAGGGTAGAGAGACGGAGGCATACAGATTCACATCCCAGATTCCACCGACCGCGGCAGTTCCGGGAAGGGCGGCGGAGGTGATACTGTACGCGATAACATTCGTGTTGGTAAGACTTGCCGGAACCGTGATCGTGGTTTGCGTCCCAGTATTGTACGTCGTCAACAGACTCCCCGCGAGTGTGGTTGACACATACGTTTGATTACCCGAATCAACTTGAAGAACAAGACCTCCCGACACACCTGGCGATCCTTGCGGTCCCGTCGGACCCTGGGCGCCCGTCATACCCGGCGCACCCGCAACGTAAGGAAGCGACGACCAAGGGGTGACGCCATCGCCCACCTTGATATACTCGTAGGGAACTGCCATGTTGTATTATTACCGCAAAGAATTCAGAACAAATCTAACTGGATGTTGAGATCCGAGGTGGCATTCGCGTTGTCATCATACGTCACATGGGCGTGCAGCAAGTCACCCGCAGCAAAGTTCACCGAGGCATTGTATTTGGATATGTTTGAGGCAGTGTTCGACAGGGTCAAGGAGTACACCGTGTCTACCGTGTTCGTCGGATTGACGCCACCGTTCGGGGTTCGCTGGACAGTCACCGTGGTTGTATGACCTGACCCAGGTACCGTGGTGCAAGACATTTGCATACCCGCGAGGATCAGGGGTTGTTGAACGCGATACGCGGCATACGGCGAGGTCACATCGGGGTACTTGATGCCTTTGCCCGTTCCGTCGTTCACGGGGACGGATCCGGGCCACAACCATCCTCCGGTTGCTCCTGGCGCCTTCACATCGTTGAGCAGTCCAATTACGCTGTAAAACAGAGTGGTCGGGTAGTTGTACGTTGAGAACCCCTTGCCTCCGGCGGTCTTGGTCACGAGGTCCACACCCGGACCGATCTGGATCCCCGCCGATGCCAGATAGGTCGGGTTGGTGATATTACTAGGACTTGTCTGCAGGATGTCGGATGCCGTGTAGGTTTGTCCTGTGGTCGGTGTCACTGTACCCACGGTGGTGGAACGCAACTGAATGGATCCCGTTTGAGAGGGGTCGTTGGTCTCCACGCCCACATAGGACCCCGTCGCACCCGACGGACTTGTGGGTTGGGCGACATAGATGTTGGTATCGCGTGTTGAGGTAAGATTTGTATTTGTCACGACGACGCCGCGCTTGTTACCCCCGCCGTTTGAGTACACATTGATCGTGCTTCCCTTGATGGAGTTGAATGAAAAGGTCCCCGCACCCAGTGTCCCTGTTCCCGAAAACTCGACACCCGTAACCGTGCTGGTTCCCGCAAACGACGCAGCAGAGTTGTCTACCGTGACAACGGAGACCCGCAACTTCGATGTGATCGAGGTTGTCCCTCCAAACACGACGCCCTTCAGAGTGTAGTGTCCTGTCGAGGTCAGTTTGAGTGTGAGGTCTTCCACACGACAGTTGTCGCTCATCGTGATGAGGGTCGTATTTGCTGTCACCCCGATCATCTGGACGATAGAGGTTTGGATATTGAGACCCCGCAGGCAGACGTAGGATGGGATTGTGATACCTGCGCTCAGATTGTAGATACCCGGCAACACCCACACAGTTATAGGATTTGACACAGTCGCGACTGCTGCTGCTGCGGTGATTGCAGCACCCACTGTCAAAAACGGCAGGGCACCCACATTGCCTGTGCTGTCGTTACCATACACCGAGTCGACACGAACCACATTGCCGAGTTGAGCGGTGGGAAGGGACAGGTAGACACCGGTTGTCTGATATCCAATGTATCCTGTGGGGAGAACGTAGGAGTTATTCGGGACAAGGACGGCTGTATAGAATCCCGTGGGACCCGTGGCGCCCGTGTATCCCGTGTATCCCGTGTAGCCCGTGGGTCCTGTATATCCTGTGCGTCCTGTGTATCCAGTTGGCCCCGTGTACCCGGTGTACCCAGTGTACCCTGTGGGACCTGTATACCCTGTGTATCCCGTATAGCCCGTGGGACCCGTGTACCCCGTGTACCCCGTGTAGCCTGTCGGACCCGTGTACCCCGTATACCCTGTGTAACCTGTCGGTCCTGTATATCCCGTGTGTCCGGTGTAACCTGTAGGACCTGTGTAACCTGTGTATCCCGTGTAACCTGTCGGACCTGTGTATCCTGTGTATCCCGTATAACCTGTCGGGCCCGTGTATCCTGTGTACCCCGTATAACCTGTCGGGCCCGTGTATCCTGTGTATCCCGTGTAGCCCGTCGGTCCCGTGTACCCTGTGTACCCCGTATAGCCCGTGGGACCCGTGTAACCTGTGTATCCCGTGTAACCTGTCGGACCAGTGTACCCTGTGTACCCCGTGTAGCCCGTGGGACCCGTGTACCCCGTGTACCCCGTGTAGCCTGTCGGACCCGTGTACCCCGTATACCCTGTGTAACCTGTCGGTCCTGTATATCCCGTGTGTCCGGTGTAACCTGTAGGACCTGTGTAACCTGTGTATCCCGTGTAACCTGTCGGACCTGTGTATCCTGTGTATCCCGTATAACCTGTCGGGCCCGTATATCCTGTGTACCCCGTATAACCTGTCGGGCCCGTGTATCCTGTGTATCCAGTGTAGCCCGTCGGTCCAGTATAACCTGTGTACCCCGTATAGCCCGTGGGACCCGTGTAACCTGTGTAGCCCGTATATCCTGTCGGTCCTGTATATCCCGTGTGTCCGGTGTAACCTGTAGGACCTGTGTAGCCTGTGTATCCCGTGTAACCTGTCGGGCCCGTGTATCCTGTGTAGCCAGTGTAGCCTGTAGGACCCGTGTATCCAGTGTACCCCGTATAGCCCGTGGGACCCGTGTAACCTGTGTATCCCGTGTAGCCCGTCGGTCCAGTATAACCTGTGTACCCAGTGTATCCGGTGTAGCCTGTATATCCTGTGGGCCCCGTGTACCCGGTGTAACCCGTATATCCTGTCGGACCCGTATAGCCTGTGTACCCCGTATAGCCTGTGGGACCCGTGTAGCCCGTGTACCCTGTGGCACCTGTATAACCCGTGTAGCCCGTGTATCCCGTCGGTCCTGTATAACCCGTGTAACCTGTATATCCTGTCGGTCCTGTGTAACCCGTGTAACCTGTGTAACCCGTCGGACCAGTGTAGCCTGTATATCCAGTGTATCCTGTCGGACCAGTGTAGCCTGTGTACCCCGTGTATCCCGTGTATCCCGTATACCCTGTAGGACCTGTGTATCCTGTGTAGCCCGTATATCCTGTCGGACCCGTATATCCTGTGTACCCAGTGTATCCCGTCGGTCCTGTGTAGCCAGTGTAGCCTGTATATCCTGTGGGACCCGTGTAACCCGTGTACCCAGTGTATCCCGTCGGTCCTGTGTAGCCCGTGTAACCTGTGTACCCGGTAGGACCCGTGTATCCCGTGTAGCCTGTGTACCCGGTAGGACCCGTGTATCCCGTGTGTCCGGTGTAACCTGTAGGACCTGTGTACCCAGTGTAACCTGTGTACCCTGTCGGACCCGTGTACCCCGTGTACCCAGTGTATCCCGTCGGTCCTGTATAACCCGTGTACCCAGTATATCCTGTCGGACCCGTGTACCCCGTGGGACCTGTGTATCCGGTGTATCCTGTGTACCCTGTAGGACCTGTGTAGCCTGTGTAACCCGTGTATCCAGTAGGACCTGTGTAGCCTGTGTAACCCGTGTATCCTGTAGGACCGGTGTAGCCTGTATAGCCTGTATATCCTGTGGGACCCGTGTACCCAGTGTGTCCCGTGTATCCTGTCGGACCCGTATAACCCGTATATCCTGTCGGACCCGTATATCCTGTGTACCCCGTATATCCTGTGTACCCCGTCGGTCCGGTATAACCCGTGTAACCAGTGTACCCGGTAGGACCTGTGTATCCTGTGTAGCCTGTATATCCCGTGGGACCCGTGTACCCCGTGTGTCCCGTGTATCCTGTCGGACCCGTATAGCCAGTGTATCCAGTATACCCTGTCGGGCCCGTGTACCCCGTGTAACCTGTGTAGCCCGTCGGTCCAGTATAACCCGTGTACCCAGTGTACCCAGTGTACCCAGTAGGACCTGTGTATCCTGTGTAGCCGGTGTAACCTGTCGGTCCTGTATAACCCGTGTAGCCCGTATATCCAGTGGGACCCGTGTAACCCGTGTATCCTGAGTATCCCGTGTATCCCGTGTACCCTGTCGGACCTGTGTATCCTGTCGGACCCGTGTAGCCTGTGTAACCGGTGTATCCCGTGTGCCCCGTGTAGCCCGTCGGTCCGGTGTATCCCGTGTATCCAGTGTACCCTGTATGCCCTGTGTAGCCCGTCGGTCCAGTGTAACCTGTGTATCCAGTGTACCCTGTGTACCCTGTGTGTCCTGTGTATCCTGTAGGACCTGTATATCCAGTGTAGCCCGTGTAGCCCGTTGGTCCAGTATATCCAGTGTATCCCGTAGGTCCTGTGTATCCCGTATATCCCGTGTCTCCCGTGTATCCAGTGTAGCCTGTGGGTCCGGTAAATCCGGTGGGTCCTGTTACTGTACTCGGCGCACCCGTTGCACCAGTATATCCTGTGTATCCGGTAGGTCCTGTCACAAAACTCGGAGCACCGGTGGGACCTGTGTATCCCGTGTAGCCTGTGTAGCCTGTCTGACCAATCGGTCCCGTCGGGCCCGTGTATCCCTGAATACCACCATAGGGAAGGTGTTCCCAGTCATGCTGACCGTCGCCAACCTTGAAGAGATTTGTGTCTGTTTCCAGACCAATCTCTCCCTGGTAAAGAACGGGATTGCCGGCAATCCATTGATTTGCCGTACCTCTCCGTAGTTGGATATGAACGGGCATATCGTCTGTTATAAAGTATGCGTGATTTTCATTATACCACACCCCCGCAATCAATCAGATCCGGGATGACTCCGTAGCCACTAATCGGAGTTCCTCCATCAAAGACACTATCGACTATCACATTCGGCGGAAAATACGCGAGAGACGTCCAGGGTGTAAGACCATCTCCAATCTTCATGCGATTTGTGTTTGCCTCGTAACCAATCTCGCCTGAGGCAAGCGTGGGGTTGCGTGCAGTCCATGTTGCTGCGGTATCGCGCCGCAACTGAAAACGTGCGGGGGTTGTCTTGCACTGCGACATCCTTACTAGACAGGGCAGATATTTGTATCCGCATTACCAAAGTCAATGAGCTCACCACTGTTCTCGTCGAAGATGACACACGATTCTGTATTCGCATTACCACCATCTTCCACCTCGGGGATGTACGGCGGGCAGATCGGCTGGACGTTCTGCTGGACCGCGGGACACAGAGCACTCAAAAAGTAGTACTCCAAGGATCCATTGGTTGAACTCTTGTCCTTCATCCCTCCCGACCCTCCGCAGTTGCCATTGATGACGGCAAGACGGCGCGTCGTTTGTGTGTAGAGTCCCGCGTCTCGAGTCTGAGAATGGAAGGACCGCTGTTTCCCCACCGATATCGGGACCCAGGGGAGCTTGGAAGGTGGGGGTTTGTCGAGTGAAAAATATGCATGTGTGATGTGAATGCCTACGGCAATCACCATCAAGCTAATCAACACATAGTTGATATTCATTGTTTCTGATTGAGATTAGATCGCATCAACGTCAACATCCTCGTCGTCATCCTCACCCTTGTCGAACATATCGTCCTCTGCCGTGTCATCTGCCAGACGCGTCTTCAGGAAGAGTCGGGGGTCTGCATCCGGCATCACCTTCTTGAAGAGAGCCACGTGCTTCTCCGCAAACACCGCCACGATCTCGTGTGTTGTTCCTGCAAGTCCCGTCTCTGCAATCATGACGAGGGAGTCGATGTCGACCCACACGGACTTCTTGCCCTTGCCGCGCAGGCCGCCGCGCATCGGCATGATCTGCTCCCGTCCCGCGGGCGGGTTCTTGCTGGAATCAACATAGAAGACCTCCATCCGACCCGACCCCATGCGCTTCGTCACGCGCCCAACGTACACTCCCTCTGTGTCCCGATGGTTCGCATAGTCATCCAACAGATCATCGACCAACAGCCTGTTGTTCTTCTCCTTTGCACCTTCCGAATTCCGCTGAGAGCGGTGTCCCGAACCTCCCGTGAGATTGCGAGGCATTGTATCTGTGAGTGAGAGACAGTATGTGAATGGATGCAGTTTCGTTTTTTGTCCCTTTCCAAATCCTGACTCGAGGGGACACACGACGACACGGATGGCTATGGGGCGGGGGGACATGGGCGGGAGGCTTTTTTATGCAAATCATACCCCCCTCGAGTCTGAT